GGTATGCCAGCCGCCTGTATCCATAGAAATCTGTCCGGCAGTACATTGGCACGCCGTATTTTTCAACATATTGTGACGCTCCCATTTGGTCAAATGACAGCTTTTTTGTCATAGACAGATAAATGTAGCCTTCCAGTTCTTCATTCGCCCTGTGAGCCGCATACAGTGCCACGCGGGCATATTCTTCGCGCTGGCACATGTCTTTCAGTTCATTTTTCCGCTCCCGGCTTATTCCATAGTCCTTCCACGTATATTCCCGGACGTATTTCCTTCGCTTCTTCTCTTTGCCTAAGAATCCAATGTCAAAAAGTGAAATCTGCCCTTTGACATTGCCCCTTCTCCACCCCAAGTCATATCACCTCCGGTCATTCGGTGCTAAAGTAATGCGCCCCGACTTTTATGTATGGCGTGCCATAACTGCTGTACCGCCCGGTTCGAAAATACAGAATCCCCGGATAGCTTCTCTGCTCCAGCTCCATCTGCACAGCCTTGAACGTGGTTTCGTCTGGCTCGTAAACATTATCCATCCCGCCGTCCCAGTACGAGGTGAACGCGTCGGGCTGCGTGATCACGCCCTCGATAGTATCTGGGAAATCATCGCTGTCCACGCGGTTCAAAATCACATCTGCAACCATGCGCCGCCCAGCCAATGACTGGTTCCCGGCTTCTGCCTGCACACAGATTGCCAGAAGTTCCAGGCTATCATAGTACATTTCCTCATTCAGCGACTCCAGCTCTGTCCGGCTAATCTTTTTCACCGTCATGCTGTCGGGCTGCGCGGCTCCAAGTATGTCAAGGCAATCATCAATCATCCACGCGCTGAACACTATCGCCATTGCAAACGCGATCAAAATCATTAAAACCATTCTTTTCAGTGTCTTTCCTTTCATCCGCATACCTCCACTTATACCCGCCCGCGGTTTTCGCTGTTCCTCGGCAAACCCCGGATACTGCGCTCGGCTGCTTTATCCCATTTGCTCTTGCCGCGGCTCTAACAGATTCATATATTGCCAATTCAGCCCCGGTGGTCTTGTCCAGCTTGACAACCGCGCGTGGTTTGCCCGCTCCTCGCAGCAAGCGCATCTCCGATTTTTTTAGTTTTGGACACCATAACGGGCAAATAGTTACATTCCTGCCTATCATCCTCATCTGGTCAACACACAAACGCCCTTGAGCTTTACTGTCAAGTTGTACAGTTGTCTTGCTTGCGCACTTGTCGCAAACTGGCGCGCCCGCCTTCTTCATCCAGCGGTATTTCATCGCCTTTTCACGCTCCAGCTCGATATTGTCGCGGTATCTTCTACGCCGCATCATTGCATGTACTGCGCTCCACGCCATATCGCAATCGGAACGGTCGCAATTAAAGCAGTCCGGGTATTTGCAGTCCTCTTTTTTCTTCCTCATTTAGCTTTTCTCTCAACTCCTTCAATCTTTCCTCGTTCTCCGCGCTCATTGCGGTTCTCTCCTTTTGCGGAATCATTTCGCGCTTAATTACCGGACGGTTCACATCTTCCAGTCGCGCAACATAGCGGTTAATTAATTCCGCTACCTGTGACGGCATCCGCGCTGTTTCTGATTTTCTTGCAACAGTTATCCGGTAGTCTCGCAGAAAATTTGACTGTTCAACAGGTTCGTTGAAATTCTCGTCAGTTGCCATATGATGTAGTCGTTCCGGACCTCCAAACGTTTCTCTTACGGTTTCGGGCAACGCATCAAATTCTTCCTGCGCATGGTACCCGCTATTCCGTACGGCATTCATAACCAAGTGCCACGCCTCCTGCCCATTCAGCTCTTGCGGCCGTTTCATCCGGTCGATCAGCTCTATGAGCTGTCCGGGTGACGGCGCAAAGCCAGATGTGTTCGATGTCGCATACGCGTGCAGTGCTGCGCGGCATTCTTCGTAACTGTAGGGTTCAAGGTATTCAGCCCATATTTGTATGACTAGCTGAAAATCTGTCTGCGGTTTCCAGTTCGGATATGTTGTCTGTATCTGTATCAGAATTTTTGTCGCATCAGTGATTTGCATGCTTCCATCCACTCCCCTTCTGTGCCGACCGATTCCTTTCGGTTTCCGTTATAATCTTTTAACGGGTAAAATCCGTCCCATGCATGGTCGGTTGACTGAATCACAATCTGTCGCGCCAGCCCTGTGTCGAACTCGCCCCGGTTATTTGTTGCCAGCTTCGTGATCGCATTGATTGCCCTTTTAATGGCCAGTTCTGTCATCGGTTTCTTTTTCGCCTTTCGCATCCGCATGAAATCAACGAACAGAGAATTCAATTCTGAATCATCGAAATACGATACCGCCCCATGCGCCGTAGGCGTTTTTTCTTTTGTTTTTATTTCGTTTAATTTATTTTCATTTAGTTTCTTTTTATTTAATTTCTTTTCTTTTGTGGGGTTTTTCCCGGATTTACTGTAGTTTTTCCCGTATTTATCGCGGTTTTTACTGTATAAACTGGATTTTTGCGTGCACTTAATATAGGTAGCAGTCTCTTTTTCATCCAAAAGCCAAATTTCAGAGGAAACTTCAACATCTCTTCTAAGGCTTTTTACTGCTTCCATGTATCGTCTCTGTATTCCGGGTGAAGTAATGATAGTGACCGGAATGGGAAGTAAGTCCGCAACATCTTCGGCTCTCGAACCTATGCTAATCCCGAGATCTAAGTCCGCAACATCTTCGGCTCTCGAACTTATTTTGATCTCTGTTAGTAGTGACCGCCCAAACAAGTATGTCATTACTTGCTCTATGAACCCGTCAGTGAGACTGAGATCTGCAACGCAATTTTCTCTCAGATCGTCTGTCCACTCCGCGAAGTATCCGTTTCGATAGATTTCAGTGAGTAAATAGATGTAAACCATCAAACCGTCATTTCCATATAACGACCTCAAACGCTTTATGCGGCTATCCGCATAGAAAAAATCTGTATCGAATGAAAAATACTTCAATCCGTCCTGTCTAGGACGCGCCATATATCGCCCTCCTAATTGAAGGGCAGCTCAGCATCTATATCATCCGGGATATGCATAAAGCCGTCATTATCCGGCATAGGCTCCGGCTGGCTCTGCTGGCTCTCATTCGCCGCCTTCTTGCTTTCGCAAAACTCGTGTTCATCCACCACAATATCCGTGGTATAGACTTTTTTACCGTCCTTGTCGGTATAGCTCCCGGTTTGCACATGCCCCCGGATCGCTATTTTCATGCCCTTGCTCAGGTACTTTTCCGCGAACTCTGCGCTCTTGCCAAATGCCACGCATCGGAGGAAATCCGCGCCCTGTTCGCCGTCTTTCTTGGTTCTGCGGTCAACCGCCAGATTATACCGTGATACCGCCATGGGGTTATTTCCCTGCGTGTATCTTGTTTCCGGGTCAGCGGTCAGCCGCCCGATTCCAAAAAAACAGTTCATCACTCTCTCCTTTCATTTCACTTGTTCTATGTATACCTCGGTTCGCGGGTTCTCTTTGTTATAAAGCACCCGGGAACCGTCCATAGAGGTTACTATTTTTGAATTATCATCTGTAATGACCCCATATTTCACCAGCACATCGCAAAGTGCTTCATGGAGGTTTACAAGGTCAACTTTGCGCCGTGTAGGCATGTAATACAGTGCTTTGATGTTCACCGGGTAATCAATGCATATCGGCTCCAGAAACGGTGCGCATTTAGGCTCATATTCCGTATACGCCTTGCTTGGGAGTATCTTGTGGAATTTTCCGCATGACACTATCCGCTGGCTGTTCTTTTTTGTTACAGGGGCTATTGGTATGACTATTTTAATCATTGCATCCTCCCCACTGTTCTGCCATGGCTTTTGCGATTCCTGGAAATGTCTTTGACCTGTTCTTCGCATCTTCTCCACGCTTTGCGGCTCCATACTTTGATTTGTCCTTTCTCCCTGTTCCAGAAGGAACATACGGGCCCATAGGTTGTACTATCTTAGTAGGATGCAACGCAGGCAAGCCACGAATCCATAGCCTAGTTTTTTTAGTATATGGATGACCAAACTGATATGGCTGTATCTCTTGTGTATGCTTTGGCATTTGGAAAACCGTGCTTGATACCGGATTCTCCACCACCACTCTCTGGCAGTTTGCATTTAAAAATTTGAGGAAAAAATCTTTTGCTTGTAAACCTTTCTTGTATCTCTCCTCATCGATTTGCCCTTTTGTCGGATATAATCTGCACGCTCCTGCGTTACTTAGATATGTACACGGCGGGAAAGCAATAATCATATCCCATTTCCCATCTATCCGATGCATCTTTCCGTCTGCTGTCGAAAATTCATAATCTCCGTTCAGCAAAGGCAAAACGTCCGCTTGTATGTGCCATTCCTCGTGACCTCCGCTGCAAGGCTCTATGTCGCACGAATAAGCTTCGTGTCCAAGTTTGCGAAACTCTATGCACACCCTTTGGCTTTCTTCACATGCCACCAATACTTTCATATTTAGTCCTCTATCACCTCATAGCCACAGTCAACACATTCATCAATAAATGGGTCAACGTAATTTTTATAGATGTAATTTTCTATTTCATCGCCAGATAAACCATCTAATTCAGAGTTGGGGATTTCCACTATTTTAGTTCTATCCGCACAAACAAATCCAATGCTTACGCAGATCTTGATTTTCATCGCATTTCCTCCTACAGTAAATATTCCTCAATCTGTCATAGCTTTAATCTGGAACTTCGACTGTATATCCCATCTCTCCACTAAGCAATTCTGCCCCATCCATTTGAATAACAATTTGCTGATGCGGATTACAGCTTCTCTGGAACCATTCAACAACGGGCTTTGTTATTTTCTCAAATTCGTCCTTGTCTGGGTAGTTCCCATGTTTCACGCATTGACTTTTCATAGTTATAATCCTCCTAAAGATAGCTTTTTCCAAACTCCCGCACGAAATCTTCCCTCATGCCGTAATGTTCCTCGTAATACCGCTGGCAGTCCGTTTTTAGCTTCAAATCGACCGCTTTTGCATCCTTGCCAGCAAATACTCCGTTGGGGTGCAAATCGGGTCTCAAAGGGGCTATAAAACCCCTTTCCTCGCACTTTGCTTTCATCCCGCCGCCCATTCCGTAAAAACAGTGGTGGCGCTCAACGGGTGCGCTCCCGGTAAACATGCAATGCTCCATATCATCTGTAAAGATGCTCCATAGCTTTTTCATTCTTTCGGTTTCCACCTTTCCAGCATCCGTGCCAGTTCTGCGGGCGGCATGGTCTCGATTCCCATATCCTTGCACTCCGCTACTGTGCCATCAATCAGGATGCTCATTTCAGCCGTGTTCAGCGTGTGGCTGCCCCGGTATATCCGGTAAAACAAAACGACCTTTCCATTCTCCTGTTTACTCCCCACGCACTGCGCATGAATCATTTCTTGCTCAAGCATGTATGTAACAGGCGCATTCGTTTTGTATACCAGTGGTTCGCCGTCAATGAGTTCTGGCTGACCGTATCGGCAGATCAGGATGTTCTTGCACCGGGTTTTTGAGATCGTCAGCGCATCAGCCAGTTTCCCGACCAGCACGTGAAAATATGCGTTTGCATCCAGCGACCGTCTTTCCCGGTGCTTTACCGCTTTTATATCAAGCTTTTCCACATCCTTGATTGCGTCAAATCCGGATCGCACGGCAGTTCGCTCGTTGACCGAAAATGAAATTGTGAAAAGCCCTGTCAAGTAGTCCTGACTTATTCCCGTTACTTTCCCGGTAAACTCCATCAGCCGACGCTCCCCTCTCTATCTGGCACATCTTTCATCTTTTGCAGAAAATCCTTGATTTGCAAATCTGATATGTCATTAATGTTATTCAGATTGTAATGTGCCATAACAGATTTCGTCCCGTATCCAGTGCGTAACATTTCGTTTTGCATGGTTTTCTCAAGTTCGATACGTTCCGCAGATTTCTTCTTTTGTTTATTCGGGCTGCCGGAATTTCCCTCGCCGTCCGAACTATTCTTTTCAGAATATTTAGTCGAATCTTTTGACCAGTAAACATCAGCCCCTATGCCAAGGGATTTGCACGCAACCGACAGCGCGTCTGTTGTAGCTTTTTTAAAGCATTCATCGTCCACATACACGCCGTTTCGTTCTTTTGTCGCAAGCATACTTCCGCCAATTCCCGAAATCGGCTTTGACCATTCGCCATCCACTTTTACATATAATGCAATATTGACAAACGCTGCGGTTTCTTCGCCGTGATCTACAGTCCACTGACCGGTTACATCGTAATACCAACCCACACCACATGCGCCGAACTGCTCTGTGAGCACCTTTATTCTCCACATTGGGTTAATGTCTGTCATTCCCTTTAACCGACCGCCTGTGATAGGTTTCTGCGCCTCTGCCGGAACAGCTCTAACCTTTTCGTAAATATCAAGATTTCCCATCAAACCATCTCCCACTCAATCCCAACGCTGTTGAGATACATTTCCAGCTTGTCTTTTTGCTCCGCTGACAGTGCCATGCGATATTCGTATAATTCCGTTGCAGATTCTGCATCCACGCTTGCTGCCAGGCTTTCAATAAACTCTTCCTTCGCCGCCTCGACCGCTGCTGCCTTTTCTTCTTCTGCCCGGCGCTCTGCTTCAATTTTCGCCCTTTCCTCCCTGCGGATACGCTCCTCTTCCTCGCGTTTAACTCTTTCCTGCTCGGCTTTCAAAGCTTCCTGTTTGCGTTTCTCAAGGCTCATAATGTGATTCAGACACGCGCTGACATCCAGCGTGTTTTTGTACATCTGAATTGCTTCGTCCACGTAATCCGACTGTGTATTGCGGATGGTTTCAACGTCCCGGATTGCCCGGTCGTTTATATCCGTCAAATCCAGCTTGATAACTGATAACTTATAGGTGGCGTTTTCCCATTTGGCGTTGTAGATTCTTTCCAGCGGGATAATTTCCTGATACTCGGCAGCAACAGTTTCTGTGTACGCGGCAACAATAGCCTTTTTCTTTTCTACGATTCTGTTTTTCTCAAAATCCTCAACCTGTTCATTGATGAAATCAATCGGCTCGTCATAAAGTCCGATCAGCTCATCAGCCTTTGCCTTGAAATCGTTAAAAGGCTTCATGTACTCATCCTTGACCTCTTTTACCCGGTCAGAAAAAGCCTTTTTCTCTTTACGCAGGCTGGCAACTGTGTTTTTAGCTTCTTTCTTTGAATCTTCGGTGAAGATCATTCCTTTGTATTCTGCAAGTCGCCCGTTCAGATATTCCTTCGCCGCTTCAAAGTCGCATGTGACACTTCCCGGTGTCTGTTTTACTAATACATCCATTTACATTCCCTCCTTATTCCAACTGCTGAAATACCACTCGATACACTCATCATGAAATTCCCGGTTATTCCACAACTCATAAACTATGTGCGTTTCCGCATCTGCCAGTGCCACGAACTCGCCTGTTCTGGGGTTTGTCCACCCATTAATTTTTTCGCGCTCCGGATTCTGCGAGTCTAGCATCGTGTACTGCGGCTGTAACATTACGTTATCAATCTCCATCTTCGCGATCCTCTAGCGGCTTGTTTGCATACTGGATAAACAGAAATCCACGATAAGCCATCTTATATGTAAAATGTTCATTTTCAATGGATTGTTCGCAAATAATCGGCAAATCCATAATCTTTGCCACAGCATCCAGCCCGTTCTCTATCACGAACGTGTCTGGATATGATGAAGGTATGTCAAGCCTAATCTCTGTGGTCAGGTGCAAGAGAGTGAATTGTTTAAGTCTATTATCTACTAAATCATCCAGCCACATTTCAACATCTACACATTTTATGCTCATAAGTCATTTTCCTCCTTCCTTGATGCAATCAGCATCATGATTCCCCCAGCGATTACCCCAATAGATGCAATCAGGAAATTACTGTCTGCCGCCAGCGCGCCAAATACGAATAGTAAAAATCCAGCTTGAAGCATCTGCCCCCCTCCATTTCTCCAGACACGACAAAAAGCGTATCTGTTTCACCTATCGACATTGATAACCTGTCGCAAGGCTCACCATACACGCTGGCATTCTGCCCTGCCGCACCGTAGGATTTCCAAAAGACCAATTACATCTACGATGCAACAAAAGCCCTTATTCTTTTCGAGTAGCATTTCCAAGTATTTCCTTAAAATCCCTATCATCAATATCTTGTTTCTAAACCTATATATCTTTTGTTTCTTTTACATGGTTCTTGTCCACAAGCTCTGTATAATACGCAGACAGCTCATAAGCCGTTTTCGTGACCGTTGTGTCATCTTCCAGCATCTTGTCATATTCCCGACTTTGAATCCTTCCCTTCACGATCACATGTGAGCCTACGCCAAAGTCGGCGCAATACATAGCGTTCGTTCCCCATGCAATGCATGGGATGTAACTGGTGCTGTACTGGCTATTGTTGACAGCCAATAACAAATTGGTGATGTGCCGCCCAAGTGGCGTTTCGCGATATATTGGCTCTTTGCATATGTACCCATCCAGCCGCGTCTCTTTGTTATTTTTTGTTGGCTTGTCATCCGTCTGTATCAGTTCAGATGCAAAAACAAACAGCCTGACATGTGATTTTGAATCCCCGCGCTGGTTGTGGGATGAAAACCGCCCTTTAACGATCACATACCCAAATTCCAGTGTTTTTAAGTCTGGCGGCAACAGGCAGCCCTTAACCATTACGGGAACGCGGTCAATCGTCCCGCTGGTTCTCACAGTTTTCACGCGCATCATGTAATAATCTTCGCCGTGTGAGCTGTGGTCGTAAACCAGACTCCCCGGCTCGAATTCCCCGTGAATATACGCAGTGTTTCTCTCCGTTGTTTCCATTTCTTATTCCTCTGTCTTGTAACCTATAATCCTTCCATCATTGATTTCGAAAACTCTCTTGTCAGTGATGTGCATTACTAATATTTCCGCTATTGCCAAGCGGTTCATCCAGTCCACTTCCGTCCCACCTCCCTAAAAACTTGTCCAGCTTGTCCCGGAAAATAAAGTATGTCCAGTTTTTCTTCCCGCGTGTCGGCTTTACGCACACGCCTAAATCCCATTCACCGCTTCGCATCCGCAGTCTTAGGTACTGTTGTATGCATCCGATTTCTTTCGCCGCCTGCGAAATGGACACCCGCTGCCTTTCTGGCTTCTTATCGCTGTCCATGCTATTCTCCCTTCTTCTTGTGCTTGTTGTACTCAACAGACACGACTGTGATAGCCACTGTCGCGCCAACCGCGCCCAAGATTATCCCTACTACAATTTCTGGTATATACATTTCAAACTCACCTCCCCTCCCGATTCTGTGGTATACTCTCAACATAAGGAGGTATACCAATGAGTAAAACAAATGACGAATTTCCTGATCCCACAAGGATTGCAACTGGCAGTTTCATTCCTTATGGAATACAACAAGAGATAACCAAAAAGGAACAAGAAGAGGAATCTCAAAAACAGCTCATGGATTCCATAATGCAAATTGCCGAATCATCAAAAATCAATGCTGACATTGCGCTGGAAACATCCAAAAAAGCAGATGTTAAAGGCTGGTTAGCGGTTATCATTGCCGCCGCAACATTGATTTTGGAATTGTTAGGGCGATTGGGGATTATTTAGAGAAAATCCCTTGCAGCACTATCAAAAACGTCAATATTGAAATAACCAGCGCAACATCCGAGATTGTTATTTTCGGTTTTTTCATGATTCACCTCCCTTACCCTTTAGTGTCTTTTACGACACCATTTCAGCAAAAAAAATTTCCATCGGAGAATCCAGTTTGAGGTATTCAACGATTGCTTTTATCTCACCAAGAGTAAACTCTGTCTTTCCGTTGCATTTCCTATAAAATGCGGAACGACTGATGTTTAAATCATGGCACAACTGTTCTGTTGTAATATCTCTAACTTTCATCTCATACTCCAGTTTGTACTTGTCCATTACATCACTCCTTTCCGTGTCATTTAGGACACTTTTAGAATAGCATAGTCGCACAGTGCTGTCAAGCATATTTTCGTCTTTTTGGACACTTTTTTATTATTTTTTGAGGTTTCATGTTGCCAAAACGACACTTTAATGCTATAGTAATTACAGAAACGGAGGGTTATATATGGAAACAGGACAGAAGATAAAAGAGTTACGATTAGAAAAGGGCATGACGCTTGAAGAACTCGGAAATTTGGTCGGTGTCGGAAAAAGCACGGTTAGGAAATGGGAAAACGGGATGATAAACGACATGCGCAGAAGTAACATTATTAAGCTTGCAAATGCGCTTGGCGTTTCCGTCAATTATTTAATGGATTGGGAACCCAGACAGGAAGAGACTGAAAAGGGCGAATTGATAGGAACAGTAATGAAAGACAATGCTACTATTACCATGATTGAAAGTTATTACTCGCTGTCTGATGCAGATAAATCCGCTATCCGACAGATTATCCACTCGTTGGCAAATGCAAAAAGAGAGTAGAGCCACGCCCTACTCTCTCAAAAACGTTCGCAAAACAGAATATATGTATGCAAGCGTTCCTGTACTCGTAATTCCCTCAATCATTTTCAAGATTTGTTCCTTGTAGAAATCCCGTTCCCTCATTACACCCTCCATGCATCATAATATAGGTAATGCCGGAGCATGTCTTTTGTATTGTGTGTGAAATCATCTCAAGCATTCCTCCCTTGCCTTTTACGCACTTTTACGACTTAATGTGAATTTATATTCACTTTTTCGCCGTTGTGTGCTAAAATATTGGCATGTGGAAATGTTATCACGTGATTCAGACAGTTTCAAGGCAGTTTGTAGAATCATCCCTTAATCGTTTGAAATTTACTATACGTTTCACAAAAAACATTACTAAGGTTATGAAAAGAGGGGTTTTAAATGATTTTTGCTTTATGCGATGACTGCAAGCTGGAGCTTGAGATGCTGACTGTCATCTTGAAACACTACTGCAAGGCAAGGAAGATACACTACGACATCCGGGAATACGACAGCGGGAAACAGCTTGTGGAGGATGTGACAGGCGGCAAGGTCGCGCCGGACATTATCATGCTGGACATTATGATGCCCGGTTTGAGTGGGATGGATGCCGCGCGGGGGATACGCAAAAGCGGCTATGTGGGCGATATCATGTTTGTGACGGCCTATCCCGATTATGCGCTGGACGGATACGAAGTGGATGCAAGGGGTTACATATTGAAGCCGTTTGATTCAGACAAGATCGCCGCCACTTTTAACCGGGTGTTCCAGAACCACCCACCGCGGTTCTACACGCTTCGCACACAGTCCAAAATTGTCACTATCCCGCTGTACGACATTATGTACATAGAAAGTTGCAATACCATGTGCACCATACACTGTAATTGTAACATCACATACCGGGAATACAAGAAACTGTCGGATATTGAACAGGAACTGAACGACAATCGTTTTTTGAGATGCCACCAGAGCTATCTCGTGAACATGGATTACATTAAGTCGGCTGGCGCGGAGTTTTTGCTGGACGATGGGGAGGTCGTGGCGATACGGCAAAAGGGGATTGGTGAAGTAAAAAAGCGGTTCTATCAGTATATAAGGGGATGAACATGCATGTTTGATGAATCTTGCATGGAGAAATGGGTGGATGAGCCATTTCGAAGCAATTACAGAGAAATATATTTCAATGGGGATAATTTTAGTGATCCATCAGTCCAATTATGCGCATCCATACTATTAAGCGGACAGAACGGCTCAGATATAAGGGGGAACAATGAATATTCTCTTTATTTCGAAGGCAGATATGGACTTATGAATATAAGTGAGCTTCATTCCTGGATGCTGGATAATGGGTATTTTAGAAAAGCGAACATTTGCGAAGCATTGAGATTATATACCATACCAGAGCTAAAAATCATGCTGGATAGTTTGGGATTGAAAAAAAGTGGCAAGAAGGAAGATTTGATAAATAGAATTGTTGCCGCGCTTGACAACAAAGAAAAAGAGCTTATAACGTCACAGTGCGCGCATGTCTTTCCGACCGAAAAGGGATATGAATTTTTAGATTGCAATAGCGATCTTGTTATGTTCCACAAGAAAAGCTATGGCCTTTACTTTTGGGAATTTAAAAAACACAGGATACTTGAAGGAAGAAAAAGGCGTTTTTATGACACTATATTTCAGGCTTTGTCTACAAGAAATTATGTATATCTGGCAAGCGGTTGTTACATGCGGCTAGAAATGAACTATTTATATTTGAGCGATTGCACGTATGATGAAGGCCGATATGGCTTGGCATTACAGAACATTTTGTACAGATTGTATTTTTCTGCAAATCAGGCCTGCCATTTTTATTATTTTGTCCCAGATTTTGTCGAGTCTAAGGGATTAGATGCTACGGCTAAGCGAATAGTTGAATCTGATTCATTTAATCAATTCACTGTCAAACGCATCAAAGAGTTAAAGCCATATTTTAAGCCTTTTTACATAGATGCGATATACGAAAGTCCTATGTTGCCGTATTGCATATTTGATAAGGTCTTATTTTCAGAAGCCGTGGATTGCATGTACAACGAGGAATATTTTGATTCCGAATATTTTACTATATTAATCAGAGAAAACTATATAAAACTCATGAAGGAATATATAAGGGGATAACCATTATATAAACATTCGCAAAAAAGGAGGAATTGTTATGGGGAAAGGTGGGACTAACCAAGCGTCATGCCCTAAATGCGGGAGCACAAATATTGTGTTTCAGCGGGAGCAGACCGGGAACATTGGTGCATCCACGAACAAAGTTGTAATTCAGGAGCCGAAGAGAAGCAGGGGCTGTCTGTACTGGCTGTCAATCGGATTTTGGTTTAAATTGCTATATTGGATGTTTTTCGGCTGGTGGAAGAATCTGCTTTTTGGCGGGCGCAAGAAAGGCGGGCTGAATTTTAGTGCTGACAAGACATTGAATCAAACTGTTGCTGTGTGCCAGTCATGCGGCCACAGCTGGAAAGTAAAATAACAAAAAGCCACTCCATATGGGGTGGCTTTTCATAAACGGCTGCCAGGCTTGCAACCGAAGCACATAAATTTGAACAGGGGTTTTCCTTTCGTTTTTATTGTGCCTGATTTTATGATAATTAATTTGGATTTTTCTGTCAATGCAAAAACGCCGGGGTTTCCGGCGCTTCTGCAAAACCATTATTTTTTTGAAGGAAAACCAATGATCTCACACACAATATATTGTAGTACATACCGACCCAGATTGCAACCGGGAAAACAAACAGGCGCGCATGATCGAAAGCGTGCCTGTTTGCCAGTAGTATTAGGTTGAGAGGTAAATTGAATTGGGGTATTACCTACCATGGATATATTACCACATTTCGGCTGGTTATTTGTACCAAATTTTTTACAGTAAATGAGCGCACCCGGTAGGAATGGATGCGCCCGTTTACCTCACTATTATTGCAAGGAGAAATTGAAATGTGTCTGTAAGAAAGGGGGGTCTTATTTACAAAAATTATAATACCACATCCGCGCAGATAATTTGTACCAAATTTTAGAGGTGATTTTATGAGACACAAAAGAAAAATGAAAATGCCAAACGGCTACGGGTCAATCAAATACCTAGGCGCAAACCGCCGCCGCCCTTATGCTGTCTATCCCCCGGTGACAGAGTGGAACGGAAAAACACCTGTCACGCCAAAGGCTCTCGGGTATACCGAAACATGGGATGAGGGCTATGAGATGCTTGTCGCATACAACATGGAGAAAGCTGGGAAAATAAAGGTCGCCAGAAACGTGTATATTGACCGCACACCGACTTTTGCGGAGGTGTATGAGCAATTCTTCAAGGAGAAATATAAAACGTCCGGAAAAGACCTCTCCACCGCTTCAAAATGTTCGACAAAAAGCGCATATAAGCACTGCTCCGCTTTGTACGACAGGCAAATGGGAGATCTGCGCTATGATGACTTGCAAAATGTGGTCAACGCCTGTCCGCTGGGGGAATCCTCTGTCAGCAACATCATTTCGCTTTTACACCAGGTTTACCAGTATGCCGAAAAATATGAAATTGTGGAAAAGGATTATTCCAAGCATCTATACATGCCCGAAACGGAAAAAAGTGAGTCCGGAGAGCCATTTTCCGACCGGGAACTTGAAATCCTATGGCACGATAAAGAGAACCCCGTCACGCAGATGCTACTTATCATGTGCTACAGCGGATTTCGTATTGTAGCATACAAAAGCATGACTGTAAATCTGGATGAAAGATACTTTCAAGGGGGCGTAAAGACCAAGGCGGGTAAAGTCAGAATTGTGCCCATCCACCACAATATACTACCGTTTGTCAAATCCAGAAGCGCCCCGGATGTGCTCGGGGTCACACCAAGCAAATTTCGAAAATTAATGTACAAACGCCTCGAAGAGCTCGGCATTGCAAATACTGATGACGGAAAAAAGCACACGCCGCATGATTGCCGCCACACATTCTCTGCCCTTTGTGAGCACTATGGCGTGAATGAGAACGACCGAAAAAGGATGCTCGGTCACGCTTTCAAGGACGTGACAAACGCTGTGTATGGTCACAGAGGAATTGATGATTTGCGAAAAGAGATTGAAAAAATTCAAGTTCCTAAGAATTGGTGTTGCTAATGTGTTGCTAACCAATACGATTTTTTTCAAATTTCCATGAACTTTTGAAAACGAATAAAATCCGTGAAAATACTGAAAAGTCAATGTTTTCACGGATTTTTTATTGATTTTAGGCTCGTCTAACACGTCTGCCATTTTTAATCCCTGCTTAAAATTTCCATAGAATCCAGCCTATTTTCAAGCCTTTTTCGCCTAAATGTTGCTAACGCGTTGCTAACACCAAAATACTTTTGCAAACTTATATGTGCAAATAACAATTTTATTTTTCGATAAAGCAAACCTTATTTGACATATTTCTCACACACATATCCCGTGTATTTGCCGTACTGGACATACAGCCAGCGAACCGAGCTACGTTTTGTGAAATACCCGAAACATGTTACCGCCTTCCCTTTGGGGATTGTGGTTATGATGCTCTTGTCTTTTCCCGCGCCGCTCCGAAGATTCAGCCCCGCAAGCGTATTGTATACCTTTGTCAGCGATGCGTCAAAACTCTTCGCCGCGTCCACCTTTGCCACACTTCCGCTTGCTGGCGTTGCCGCTGTGGTTTTTGCGCTTGCGGAATCCGTCCCCCACGTTTTCATAAACTTCTCCGGGGTTCCATAGGTGGCTTTCAGCTTGCTTGCCGTGCTTCCCCAGTCCGGCAACTGAAAGTGTGGCTTGTCCGTGATGGACTTCCATGCGCCGCCCCACTCAAGGCCGATTGACTGCCCAATTTTGCCGACCTTGTCAAAAAGCCCGGTGGCATTGTTGTAGGAATCATCAGAGGTTTTTCCGTCCCCGTCAACGTCCATGATGAGGTAAAAGTCAAACGCAACGCCCCACTGGTGCATGGAGCTGTATGTACTGCCCTTTGCATTTGTCACGATAGCGCCGCTGGCCGTGCGCCCCTTGGCGTATAACGCATCCTGTTCTGCCACCGTCCGCAGGCATTCACCAATACCGATTGTGATACCTTCTTTTTTGCATCTGGTTTTCAGCTCTTCCACCCGCGCCTGCAACGTGGGGTGTAACTGTGTAATGTCTCTCATGCATTCCCTCCTAATCCTGTTTCGGCTCTTCGTAGGTCATAGCCTGCGCCGAATCTGACAAGCTATCGGTTGTCGGGTCGTTTACCACGCCCACCAGCGCAAGGATGGCAAACACTGTACCGACTATTGCAACCAGCTGTTCCGACAGAGTAGAGTAGTCAAACGCAACGCCAAACACTGCCAGCACCTGCTGAATCAGAAGAAGTCCGGTCGGAATAGCCGCCACCCAGAACGCCTTGTTCTTTGCTCTCACTTTCCAATTAATCTTCATTTAGAACGCACCTCCATATTGCATCATGACAAATAATGCGGACATGACCGCGCCAACGACTGCACTTACCAGAGCAGTGATAACGGCTGACTTCACTTGCCTGTTGGTCTCAAGCGGAACCTTTTCAAGCTCACCCAGCCGCTTCCCTTGGTTCTCTAGTACTCCAAGCATATTTTCCATATTCACTGCCATTTTTTCCACCGCCAAGGTCAACTGGTTAATCTGCTTTACGTTTTCCTCAAGCGATTCTATTCTCTTGTTCTGACGATGGTTTTCTTCGTCCATACGCCTTGCAAATTCCTCGTATTCAGGCCTCCCTATGTTTTCCATGTCCGCCACCTTTTTCTTTTATTGTATCATTTCTGAGGATTTTGTTTGTACATATTTTATGTACCAATAATATCTCTCAATTTGCTAATCTCATCTTTTGTTAGTTTTGGATAATCCAAGATAATAGTCTCAAAACGCTCCCCCGAGTCAAGCCGTTTTTTGATAACCCTTGCATAGATTTTTGTCATTGAATCACTCATTATTTCCACCTCCGTACAGATCTGCGATAGCATCATCCTGTTCCGCCTGTGATGCTTCCAGAGCCGACAGCCGCTTTTCGGTGGCACTCGGGATGTGCATAGTTACCGTGATACTGCCGTCCTCGTGCACGGTGGCCGACTCAAAACGCAAATCATCGTATGTACCGTAGGTCACCTTATCCTCGCCGGACACTTCCAATTCCGTGACATTTCGCAACGCCTCCTCGATTTCCGCAATGGCTCCGTCTTCCAGTGTGAAGCTGATTGAATTGGTTGACGTGGTTACTGTTTTTGCGGCATATTCTTTGCCGCCTGCCTTGATATATTCCATATATCAGAGCCTCCTTTCATATGTGGCGCTTGTCCTAAGCAAAAAGTCGGATGAGCTCCGGCTCTTTGTAAATTACAAGCATTATCAGCTAAACAGCAACAAAAATCCCAGATGGATAATTTCAACAGACGGCACATTGAATCTTCAAACGAACATCGCATATATAATTGGAGTGCAGGGCTGGGTGACCGAATCGTGTGCTGCAATAGGAATGTGTCTTGGTAGATATAACATCTGCTGGCTATCAGATAATGAATCTTATGGAATAACGTGTACACACAGTGGCGAAACATATACATTTTCATGTGATTATCAGGGTATTGCTAGGGATTTACGCGTAATTGCTATACCTGTATCTTAATTGCCATAGCGTATATATTATAACCAACAATAGTTGTAAAAGTAAAAGTGAAATTATCATCAGTTTCAACTGTTATATAGTCAGAATTTAAATAAATCCAATGGATTCCCCATGGTGACATTGTAAACCCAATGCCACATGCACTGGACACCACTGAAAAGTCTTTTACCATAATGCAATAACATGTATCATTTTCCAAGGTGATTTTACATTCCCTATCTCCCGACGCCTTGCTATATACTATTGCAGCAGCTGAAATTTTGTTGCTGTTTAGCCATAATCTCCATCTGATGTCAGTCCGCGCGTCTGCAGCTCTATCGCCCCATTTTTGCACATGACAAAAAGGCCTGCTGAAAAAGCAGACCTGAGATGGATTGACCGGATAACTTTATGCTACCCGATTATATTCAAATCTGACTTTTTCATGATTCGCTCTATAGTACATTTGAGTCGTGTTAATGCTCACATGCCCTGCAAGCACCTGAACGTCCTGCAGAGGCATCCCGCGATTGACCAATACCGTGATTCGCGTCACCCTGAATCGGTGCGGATGTATGCCGGTCAGCCCTGACCGCCGCCCCAGTTGTCGCACCATCTGCTCTATGCTGTCCTTTGTTACCCTGACTGTTGGATTTTTTAGACTGACAAATAATGCCCCGTTATCATCCTGCCTTGTCCTAAGATATTGCCGTAAAAACAGTGCCGCCTTGTCCGTAAAATATGCCGTCCTGTCCTTACCACCCTTGCCGTGCAACAGTACCTCTCGATGCTCAAAATCAATATCGCTGATATCCACAGCCGCCACCTCTGACACTCTGGCAGCTGTGGCATACATAAACTCCAGCAACGCCCGATCACGGATGTTTGTACACGCTTGGGCGAGCAGTTCAATTTCGCTCTCATACAGCTCACGCTCTTTTTTGGTGTCCTTTTTAATCCGTGCCACTCTTCGCGCCGGACTTTTGTAGATGTAATCCTCCTGTTCCAACCAGTTAAAAAATGCCGAAAAGATTCTCCTCATGCCATCCAGTGTGGTGTTAGAGACATGCCGCTGCTGTTGGTACAGTGCAAGGTAGTACCGCAGATCATTTGTAGTGATTTCCTTCACGGTCTTTGCATGAAAGAAATCCAACAGCATGTCTATAGCCAGCTTATATCTCACCAGCGTTTTTTGGGACTTTCCCTCGACCAACATCGCGCCATAGTACTGCTTAAGCACCATCTCATTGTAGCTGTCCGGCACTGCCACCTCACACTTTGCTTCCGTGATTTCCACTGGATGAAGAACGATGTATAATGTTGATTTCAGTTCGGTGTACCGCTCCTCATCCAGCTGTGGCTCCATTCTCTGTAAAATTTCCCTTATAACCTGTTCCTTCTTATCCATCATGGTATCACGCTCCTTTCTAGGCTCATGATACCACGTTTTTCTCCACACCCCCGTTCATCACTAAACAGCAATGTATCAAATTGGATAAACATCACGGATGAATTTACAATACATGATGAATGTGATGGACTTATTTTATATCATCCAATGACAAAGGTAGTAAAAGGGTACTTGGCTGGCACGGAGGCCATCCCAAATACCACTCGTTGGATTACCGATATCCCAGCGAAGTACCGTCCTAATCTCGATCTGCTATACAAAAGTCCAGTCAATGCAAACTGGTACATTTGTGGAGATGGAAGAGGGCGGTTTAAGCAATCTATTAGTAGTGTAAGCGATATGGAGTATTTTTGTAATGTTGTCTTATATATAAGTGATGAACACTCACTGCAGATCAACTACCCAATAAGTCAAAGTGCATACGCAACTGTCAATCAATTTACATACATTACAGTCTAATCGACATGTATGTAAATAAAGCAGAAAAACATCAATCAACCGTATAATTTATGGTTACCAGATACTCTTTTATTTCCGATGTTCTTGCGTAAAATCCTATTAATATATTGCCTTTGCAAGGATATCTAACGACTGTTGGTGTATCGCCACCGCCATATCCATACGCGAAGACATCATCCGTGCTCCAACTCGTGATAGTGATATTAGACGCTTGCAGCCATGCCGGGATTGCACCAATAGTCAAATAGCCCAAACCCGAGATTCCTATGCCGATCGAAAACACAGCAATCTTAACGCTTCCACTTTCTGTTGGGAAAGAATTTTTTATGTTGCTGTTTAGCTGTGAAAGCTGGTATGCTAAAGATCCCTCTATCGTCGCATTTTTCTCCGTCGCTGGGAGAGCCAGACCGGTCGAATCCGTCACCGCCGATGAATCTGTCAGCTTGACCATGCCATATTGCTCCAGGCTTGCCCGAAGTGCTTTCGCTTCCTCAATCGCTTTGTCCAGCTTATCAATCTGCTCTTGCAGGGTGCCATCTTCCGTCACGTTCACATTGCCTATATCAGCTTTTGAAGCCGGCGTATATCCAAGCGAATTAGTTATATTTTCTGTTGAGATTTCGTCGCGGATTTCTTTCGAAGACTTGTTTTCAACATTTCCAAGCCCGATGTTTTCAGCCGTAATGTTTACTTCTCCTGTGCGATATGCGGTTTCTGCGTCACCTTTTACGCCTTCTACCGCACCTAAGCCCGGATCACCTTTGTCCCCTTTATCTCCTTTGTCTCCTTTATCTCCTTTGTCTCCTTGCTCACCTTTATGAGCTGAAATCTGCCAGAATTCCGTATCTGTTGGCAAGGTGTCAACCGGTGGGGTCACCTTGCATAAGTAGCTGGATCCATTGTAAGATACAACATCTCCACGCTCATACTGCGCGCTCGCGTCGTAGTCGCCATGTGGGATGAGCGCTATCCTGCCATAATTCACTTCTGACATATCACACCGTCCTTCCTATAAAATTTCCGTCTTGGATTTCAAATTCCATGCCCTTCGCTTCTGTCTCCGACATCAGGCATCCTGTGTCAAAATCAATGTAAAACTTTGGTACAACCAGCGAAGCAACAACTTGTACTTCCTCGGCATAATTCTTTGCTTGTTCCGAGTAATACTTGGAGTTATCCGAACCCTCGCCATCGCGCGTGCCCGTATCACCGACCGCATAGCTCTTTGCCTTTTCGGCGGCTTCATGTGCCGCATCCACATCATCCTTTATGCCATCTAACGCACCTTCCAATTCAGACGCGCTTTTTGATGCGTCATCAGCACTGGACTTTGCACTGTCAGCACTGGACTTCGCCGCATCTTCACTCGCCTTTGCGTTTGCCTCTGACAGTCTGGCGGAATCCGCACTGGATTTGGCATTGTCTTCGCTGGATTTGGCATTGCCCTCGCTGGACTTCGCCGCATCTTCGCTCGCCTTTGCGTTTGTCTCAGATTGGAGTGCGTCTGCTGCGCTTTTCGCCGCGCTTGCGCTCTCCACCTTTATATCCGCAAGATAATTTGGCCGCAAATGTTTCTCTTGAATACTCGCTTCTTTTACCGTCGCTGACACATTGCCTTTTTCGACTGCAAATGCAATCGTGTCCGTGTCAAGAAACTCGTTTTCCCCAATCAAGGATGACAAGTCAACAGGTTCTTTTGTCCCATCCTCCATAATTAGGTATAACGTCTGCGTGGTTTTATCAAATTCGTAATTGACCGCAACTTTTTCAAGGTTTGTGTCGATTGTATCTCTTGCGCCATTTCCATATACGACCGTAAAAATACCAGTGGAATTGTCAAATGTCAGAGCGCTTACCATGGCTGCCGCATCTGACTTGTCCATCTTTGTGGTGTCAAGAGAGATTACACGGTTGTCTATTTCGTCAACTGAATAATCTATCTTATTGAGGTTTGCATCGTTAATAGGTGTCGTATCGCTCGGGTAGTTCTCCCAGTTAATCCGCGTATATGATTTCGTCATAGTCGGTCACCTCCTTTTCATGCCATTGCTTTTTCCAGTGCCGCTATGCGCTCTTTCAGTGACTCCATCTCCCGGCTCTGATTTTCTGTTTTATTTATGAGTTCTTGCACCTGGGCTTCTAACTTTTCTATTTGACCATGTTGTTCTTGGATAAGATAGAGCATAGGCGGGATTATAAATCTTGCGTTCCAATCACATGGCAATCCTTCTTCGTCAATATCAACACCAACTGGATATATTTCCAACAATTCCTCGGCTATAAATCCAGGCAAATCCATATTATATCGCATATCGGCTGATGACAAATAATCCAAATTGTATTTGAATTGAACAATTCGAGCATCGTATAGCCTATGCGGATTTAATTCTTCATTGGAAATATCACCTATATCATGTTTCCATCTTTTTGAAGAACCAGAAATTTTTAATTGTTTCGCGCCTATGCTGGTAAGCTGTCCAAATGTTTGTGTACACAAAAAGTAATTCGCACTGCCACTAGTTGTCAGTGTCCCCTCTCCGCTGGAATATACGTTTATACCAGCGGCTGGGACTGTAGGGATATCGGCTTCTATATTTTTTATCATCTTCGCGACGGCACTATAGCTTGGGGATTTTGTATCTGAGGTGCTGTTGCTTGTTGGCGTGACTGTGTCGATTAATGCATAACCAGTCAAATCCGGTGTCGTTGCCGCTTTGGTCTGGACAGAACCATCAGGGAACACCATGCCATTAATCGAAAACTTCCCTTTTGAATTTCCATCTGCATCATAAAAATGTATTGCCTTTGCAGATATTTGGCATCTTTCGTTCCCGGAAAACGCACTGTTGTTGTTGTACAATATGATATTCGCAGTCGCGGCTTCTGCGTTTGTGTCATTGCAATATGATTGAATCTGACCGTCTTTTATTTTTACGCCGCCGCCTGATGCTGTCTGCTCAAATGTTGTGCCGGTAATACTGCCGCCCGTTATGCTGCCTGTAAAAGTACCATCTGTCATATATAGATGACCGTCTGCTGTGATCACTAAATTTGGCGCTGTCACTGTAAACATGTTGTTCGCATTGAAATTGATTCTGTCTGCGCTGCCGTTAATCAGGGAAATAATCGTCCCGTCATCGTTCTTGTCAATTTTTAATTCCAGTGTTGCAATGATATCTGATTCTGCGCCAGTTGAGCGTTTCACCTCAGCTGTTATCGCGTCTGCGTTTGTCTCTATCTTGCCTGATAGCGTGCTTTCAGCGCCCTCTGCCCTTTCTATCTCTGCGGCAATGGAATTTGCCGTCTGGGTAAATCTTGATGTGGTGCTTTCTTCAAGATTTTTCAGTTCGGATATCGTTTCCTCGGACGTGCGCTCCAGCGTGTTTGATTTCCCTTTGAGCTGTTCTATCTGGCTGGTTACGCTGTTTGTGTCATCCGTGTATGTCTCCACCCCGTCTGCGCTCCAGTCATCCCGCAGCGCCTGCAAGCCCTTTAAGGTACGCTTTAATATATAAGATTCTACAAACTCATAGGTTGTCACAAACCTGATTGCATCGCCCACCTCAAAGCACGGGTTCCCCTTGACATCAGCTGTAAAAGGCCGGTATTCCAATCCTTTTATTTTGCTAAGCATGTTGTTTGCAATCTGCCGGAGCTCATCAGCTCCTTTCCCATATACGAGGAAGTTTCCACTCACAATATATGTGTTGCCTGCGCTTCCCACGGTTATCCCGGCATCATTTTCCTCTTGTCGTATAACAAGTTCTGTGATTCCGGCTGTCACATAATCCTCATATGTGGCAGTTATGTAATGCCCGCTGTCAATATGTGTTGATTTCGGGTCTCTCGGATACAAATCATCAGCCGGGTACAAATCATTTCTCGGATACAGCCCCTGTATGCCGCTTTCCAAATAAATGTATTGCAGTTTCCCGTTACGCCCGATATGTCCAAAGCATCCGTTAATCTCACAGATAGCCGTCAGCACATCTTTCCCGGATAACGCGCTTGCGTCAACCGTCCGCTCCACGGTCATATCATCGTTGGCAAGCTCCACATCTTCCTGCTCCAGACCAAAATGATGCACAAAGCTTGTACGGAATGACTTCATGAATACTGTCGAATCCTCGTTTGGAAGAATACTGTTATACCAATCCACAACATCTGCATTGATAATGTCGTACATTGCATCATAAGCTTCTATCTCACGGTGTTTCCGGTCTGACGTTGGTTTGTCGGAATATACTTTGTATGTTCCAAGGGCAAACGGCTCGCTGCCATCCAGTCTCACAGTCGGCTGTATGGTCTGGCCATATAGTGACGTGAGGGTGTTCCCGATTTTAAATTTAAGCACAGATGCTTCACACGAACCAATAACCAAAGAATTTTCGGAGCACAGGCTTTCCTCCAATTCTATGCTTTCAGAGAATAATTCTTCGTTCGTAATCGTGCCGCCGCTGAATGGGATTTCCCATTGTTTATCCACACTGTCGGCATTGAAAAGCTCATATTGTTCACAATCAATCATGTGCCACCTCTAATACTCAATAAACAGGAATGTGGTTTCCCCGAATTGGAGTTTCCCGCCCTGCTCGCCTATCACCCGGAACTGCAAGCTGGGGTCGATGTACATGTGTCCCGTCTTATATATTCTGTTCTCCATGTCGTAATAGGTGCACATTGCATCCCGATCATCGTAATTCAGATAATTCCCTACCAGCCCTGACATAACCTCGTCCATCCGTGCTTCGCTTAGTTTCACCGTAGTAAACTGCACCTGTGTCTTTGTATGAGGCAACGCATTTCGGTGGGTCAGTCCGTTGCCGTCCGTGTAAGCATCTTTGTCCTGCCGCTGGTTCGGTGCGCAGTCGTAGGTATCCCACTTTATGTATTTGATCGGGAACGTGTAATTCCCGAACTTAAATAAAAATCCGCTGTATGCCATACGACCTCCTACTGTGCAAATGCGCCCTTTCCAGTCTTGTTGTAATACTTCTGTGCCTGTTTCTGTGTTGCCCGGAATACCTCTCTGCCGTCAATCTGTATTACAATGTCACCGGACGACGTTCCACCAATCCCGCTTTGGTTAAGCGCGTCCACCATTGCCTGTGTCATTGTCGAGAGCGGCGATACAACTTCTGTCTCCTGCTTGTTGTCACCAAGCCACGCAAGGTGGCGGCGCATATTTGTGGGTATCACCTGCCCGGTTGCGTACCCCGGGATACTGGACGTGTCCACCATTCTCACAGAACGCATGGCAGAGCTTGATGAGGATGTTGTCGATGCGCTGGATGCGCTGGATGATGATGTTCCCGTGAGCTTGTCGGTCACTTTTCCGACCCATGATTTCAGGCTATCCCACTTCGCTTTGATTCCATCAATAATTCCGCTTACAAAGTTCTTGCCTACTTTCTCCATGGATTCTTTGATGTTTTTAAACGTATCCACAAGCGCTTCTTTTTTACCTTTAATCCATGTTTTAAAACCTGACCAGTTTGTCGAGATTCCACTCTTGATTCCTGATATGATGCTCTGGCCTTTTGCGCTGAACTTGTCTTTAATGTCCTTAAACTTGTCCACAATCGCAGTTTTCTTCCCTGCCCAATAGGTGTAAAAATCAGCCCATTTATTGGAAATACCGCTCTTGATTCCAGAGATGATCGCACTGCCTTTCTCAAGAAATTTATCTTTGATATTTTTGAATGTGTCAACAACCGCATCCTTCTTTGCCGTCCAATACGATTTGAAATCTTCCCACTTGTCGGTAATTCCGCTCTTTATGCCAGCGATAATGGCTTTTCCTTTTTCAAGGAACTTGTCTTTAATATTTTTGAAAACTTCTACGATCGCATCTTTCTTCTTCGCGAACCAATCTTTGAATGCGTCCCACTTTGCCTTGATTCCCTCTTTCAGCCCAGCCACAAGCTGTTTACCCTGTGTAGCCATGACGGTAGACGGAGAATGTATGCCAAACGCGTTTTTGAATCCCTTTATAAAAGGATCAAGAAGATTTTTCTTAATCCAAGTGCCGACACCTTTTATTGCGTCAACAATGCCGTTAAAAATACCCTCAACGATTGCCTTTCCGTTTTCAATAATGTCATTATCTTTGTCCCACCCTGCGGCTTTGATTTTCTCCACAAAATAATCTTTAATGGTTTTTGCGACATCCTTGAAAACATCCGCAAGCGCCGCGCCAAAGTCAAACAATGCGCGCATCAGCGCCCCCGCAAGGTTGCCGACGCTGGATGCAAGGCTCACCCAGTCAGCACCGCCTAAAAACTCGGCGATTTTCTCTATAATTTTCCCCGGCAAGGATGCCCAGTCTACGCCCTGGATAAGACCGGTTATTAAGTCAAGGCCTACGGCAATCGCGTGTGTGATGGTCTGCGCCGCCCTGGCATAGTCGAATGTCTCAAACATGCTTCCAATAGAAGTCATCACGCCTGTGCCGAGTTTTGTCCAATCCACGTTTGTCAGAAATCCATCTGCCGTCTCCATAATGGAGTTCAGACTCTTTGAAATGGTTCGCCCAATCTGCGCCCAGTCGAATCGCTCGACAAATCCATTAATGGTATCGCCTATCTTCGTTCCCGCATCGAACCATCTGGCTGTATCAAGAAATCCCTCCAGAACAGACATTTTTGCATTTATTTTTGACGCAACCAGCTCTCCGAGAGCTGAAAAGTCAAAGCTGTCAACAAATCCGTTTAGCGTGTCCCCGATGAACTGCCCGACATTGTACCATTTTGTTGTGTCAAGGAATGTCTGCAACCCAGCCATTCCAACATTGAGCAGATTTCCTACCGTGCTTCCGATTGTTTCCCCCAGCCCGCTCGTCTCGACAAATCCATTTATCAACGTTCCGAGGGACTTTGCCACCCTTTGCGCCGCATCGTTCATCTTTGTGTAATCGATGCTTTCCAGCGCGGTTTTCAGCTTTTCTCCGATAATGCCGCCGATCTCGGTAAAATCCGCATTCTCCCACGCTGTTTTGAGCATGTCGGCGATGTCTTGAAACTTACTTGGTATGTCAACAGTCTCGAACATATCGTTCGGGTTTACACCGCCGTCGCTTCCACCGCCACCGCCGGAGCCGTCGTTGCTTGTCAGGTTGTTCAGCTTGTCCAGTCCACTCAGCTGCTTATTCGCCGCCTTTGCCGCGCTGGCTGTATCGCTTAGGCTCCCGGCATAGTTCTCCTGCACTTTGGTAGCTTTGGTAAATGTCTTTGCACCAGTCAGTGTCGCAATAAGCATCCCGACCGCCGTCACCGCCTTGGAAATAAGGTTAATAAATGTGGTCAGAATAGGTGCTACCACCTGGATAATAGGCGCGAATGCCGTTGCAAAACTGTTCTTGAGCTGCGTGAGGGCTGATTTCAGCGAACTCAGTGCCGTGTTGGTAGGGTTTACGCCGTTGTTGAACTGCGCAAGGTTGCTAAGCCCCTCCTTCAGCGCTGAACGCAACTTATTAAACAGCACAAACAAACTCCGTATTCCAAAACCGTATCTCAGGATGTTTTTAAAAAGTTTGTCCATTGATACGCCCGATTTGTCTGAGCTCTTGCCAAGTCCAAGCAAGCTGTTTGCAACTTTTTTCAACGCGCCTTTTGCCAGCCCTGACATCTTCTGGTATGCCTTAGACAGCAGCGATGCACTTTTAGATTCTTTGTCAATTTCGCCTGAGGTCTCCCCGGCTGATTCCCCAAGGTTTTCGTTAGCGGTTTTTGCATTGTTTTTGCTATTGGCAAGCGCATCCATGTTCCCGGCCGCCTGTCTAGCCGCGTTTCCCTCTCCGGCTATATCTTCCCCGGTTTTTGCCGCCGCCGTTGACACATCCCCTGTTTTTTGGACATTTGCAGCGCTTGTGTCTTCGCCAGCCGCTTGGAGTAGCTCGTTGCGTTTTAATATAAGTTCGTCAAGCTCAGCCGATAAATTTTTTATTTCATTTTCAGCTGTTGAAATGTCAAAGTCAGATGACGCTTTACCAGCGGCTTCCATCTCGCGCATCTTGGCAATGATCTCATCCTGCTTTGATTCCAGCATGTCAAGGTCGTATTCATACCGCTGGTATGCAGAACTTTTTTCTTTTCCCCCAGTAGAAAGAAATCTGTGCTCATTCTCGGCTATCTTGTCATATTTTGCGGTTACCTTGGATAGTTCATCTTCCAGCTTTTTGTATTCAGCTGATTTGTCCCCGCTCGACATTTTTGATAAACTTTTTTGAGCATCATTTAATTTCTGCGCAGTCTGCGCAATGCTCCTGTCAATCTCTGACAACTGCGCCTTTGCGTCTTTTGTGTCTATATCAGTTTTTATGCGGATACTTCCATCGTAATCGCCCATATTATCACCTATCTTGTTTGGCGTCAGCGGCTTGCTCCATTTGCAAGTCGGTTTTTATGCTATCTTTTTAAATCATGTAAAACACGGATATGTACCAAGATTATCTACCCAATCACATCATCCAACAGCGCCTGGAACGCATCTTCCTCTTCCTGTTCCTCTGCGGTCAGTTTCTTTTTCAGCACAACCATGTCTTTGTGTTTATTCACAAACTCCCGTTCGTCCTTGTCCAGCTTCTTCCCGTGGTTCAGTTTGTTTCGCAACCTTGCAATATATGAAAACGTTCCCTCTCCCACTTCGTTAAAATATCCCAGGAACGTCCACCAGTGCATATAATCTACTGACCGGACTTCCTGCCGCGCCACCTTATTGATCGCAGAGAATATCATCTGCTCATCCTGTTCCCAGTCGTACACAGGCGGCTCCGGCCTGCTATCGCTCTTTTCATGTTTGCCGCCAGCGATAAACCACATCATTTCATGGATTGCGTCAGCAAGGTCAAATCCATTCTCCAGTGCGTTTTCCACATCGTCATAGCAATCAAAATCTGCAAATATAATGTATGTGGCAACCATCCACTTTTCATCTGTGTTAAGCTCTGGGTCATTGAACGCTTCAAATGCTTGCAGAACGTTTCGGTAATCTGACCGGATGGGGTACGTCTCACCGCCGACCGTCAGCGTTTCTGGCAATGCACCTATCATGTTTTATTCCTCCCCAAATCGGACTAGCTAATCACTGAGCAATCGTATAGCAAGTAGGCCAATAATTCAGTGATCATGTTTCCTCTCATCGACCTTTTCCAGCACCTTCTGGAAGACATATATAATCAAGCAAAACGCGCAACCGCCCAACACATACATGAGAGCCATTATTACACCCAGAATTATTGCCACGAATACGTAATACATCATTTTTTCAAGTCCTTTCAGAAAAGCCGCTACGTTATGTAACGGCTCTGATTTTATTTCTTATAATCCACAGGCTTGTATTTCTCCATGCGTGCCTTTCTGCGTTTTTTTGTATCTTCCATCTGCCGGTCAAAAATGTCTTCTAAAACGGGAGTGGCTGTCTCAAGGAACTCATAAATACATTCCACACCGGGCAGGAAATCCGGGATTTCATCGTAGATGTTTCGGAAATACTTCTTGATTGCATCCGCGCCAAAAATGCCGTCCAGAATCTTAACAGACTCCTCGGAAAAGTAAACGTTCTCCTTTGCCATTTCAGTGGCATAGTTTATGGCTGAATCATAATCATCTTTGCCCTCGTATTTCTTCCCGATTTCCTCCATTTTGTTATGGGCTTCGGTTGCCAGCTCGGTGATACGCTTGTACCCGGCTGTAAATCGGTCAAACAAGGTCGCATCATCCGGGTTAATGGAGATATATTCGCCCTTGTTGTTGACCTTGATTGTTATCGCTTTGTTGGATGTACTTTGAAATTCATAATCATTTTTGTTTTTCATTCTTAATATCCTTTCCAAATCGGGGAACGATGGAAAGGTACGCTCCCCGATATATTAAGCGGTTAGCCCAATACCTTAATCAAGTGACGCGCTGGATGCGCCGCCAGCTGTGAATGTCGGCACTTTATCCGTGACACTCACGGTTCCCTGGGTTCTCGCACCGTCCTCGTATACTGTAAACGGAATGCCGTATCCAGAAGTAGAACCGCCGTCATTGTCTACCACAACTTTCACGGGAACGCTGTAGCCCGTTCCGGTCAGCGTCGTGGCTCCGGTTGCGTCCTTCACTTCCTGGTCGAGAGTTGTCACGATCATCGTAGCCCCGATTGTCTCATCATCCACTGCCAGCGTATTCACGATGTTCTGGAGGTTCGGATAGATTGCATCCTCATACCTTGCCAGATAGCTATCATTGGACAATGACGGGGTGTATCCGTTGTGGTTAAATGTGGTTTCGCCCTGGACATTCTTGGTCTGTTCAGTGTCCGGGTTCGTGTCAATCGACATATCATCAGAATCTTTGCCAAGGCAAGTGAACCCTTTGTTGTCAAAGGTCAGCCACATCGCCCGGCATCCTCTGAGGATTTTTCCAGTCTTCTCAGCCATGCTTATTCCTTTCTACCCCATAGCTTTGAGGGGTCAGCGGCTTGCTTTATTTGCAAGTCGGTGTTTATTTATTCTGCCTCGTATTCCATCGTGGCATCTGCGGCGAATACAATGCTGTTGTCATCCCCGGTGGTCTCAGCCGCCGCCGCGCTGTTCAGCGCCTCGACTTTCGTAATCACGATACCGCCCGGCAGCGCGGGCAGCTCCTTCACATTCTCCAGCCAATCCATGATGGAATCCACAAGTGCCTGATTATCAATGTTGTTCTGGTTGCTGGTTCCATAGCCCTTGTAAGCAATTTGAAATTTAATCTGCGCGGTATAGCCGCCCATGACATTCTTTTTCAGATATTTCGCGCCGGGATAGGTAAAAATCCCCACGCATGAATCTGAATCCATGCTCTGGTATTTCACCGGGATATCTTCGTCAATCAACGGGCATTGCGCTACCAGATGCAGCAGCAGTTCTCCAATATTGGCATATTCAGTTTTTCCAAGTAACTCAACCTGTTCGCTCACTGCCCGCTCACCTCAAATCTCGGAATCAGCTCATACACATCAGCCGTGTGAATTGCATATGTGTATCCGTATTTCCCCCGGACGTAATCATAAAAGCCCTTTTTACTGTAATCTGCGCTTGCCACAAGCCCAGTCGGCAAATCTTCCACATCAATCCCGAGTTCCGGGCTCTTGATGATTGCAAAGAAATCCTTCATGTCCGGGTTAAATGTGAAATATCCCAGCTTATCCTCGTTCGGGAGGTTCAGCCACACCTTAGGCGGCTTGTAGGGCAGATTGACGTTGGGAATCTTTGCAAGGCACGCATCTGCGTTTTCCATTCCGCTTGCGCGTATGTTCGCTCCCTGTGTCAGTTCTAAGCGTACATGGTCAAAGCGCGTGCCTACGTAATATTCAGTTTCTCCTACGCCAGAGACATAACGGTTGTATACAATTATGCTGTCATGGTAGCCAAGTCCCACGTTACAGCTCCACTCCCTCCATCACCGCCCTTGCTTCAAGGACTGCAATGTAATCAGCCATAGCCTTTGCCTGCATGTTATATGTGCTTCTCGGACAGGTGGGAGCGAAATTCAGCTCTCCTCTGTCCCACTTTTCAAGCATTGCATTCAGTTTTGTAAGTCTAATTACATTCTGCTGATATTCCGCACGAAATCTGTCCTTGTAATCCGAACTGTTCATAAGTTCGATAGTGTCTTTTAATTCCATATAGTCCTCACTTTCTAACGGGGCATGGAACTCACGCCCCTATTCCCATAGTCCCCGCCTTTTTTCAGTCTTTTGAGCTTTCTGAATAGCCCGCATAAAGTCCACGGTGTTATTCGCCATTGCGTCCATATGTTCCGGCTTTTTCATTTCCGCGACGCTCTCCTTGAATGCCTGTTTCGCCTCTGGATATTCTTTGAATATTTCCCGTATCGCTTTTCTGGAACATTCAAGACACTTGTCTGTGCTCCACGCGCCGGGCAATTCTTTTCCGCATTTCTTACACTGTTTCATCTTTTTCTCCCCGGGTACGGCACGCCCGCATACAACAGATTCACGCCGTTTGCATCCCTTGCGCCGTGCAGATAGTCGCGGATAATGTCAGCATACAAATGCTCCTGTGCTTTCCGGTCAGACAGCACCGCATCAATCATCGTGCTGCCGCTTTCTGATTTCGCCGTGTATGACACGCTTTCACTACCGCTGGACACGCTGGAGATAACTTTGCCCCGGATTGCCCCGGTGGTTTCATCTGCCACATAGCCTTGTCCCTGTGATACCCGCTGTTCCGCAGCTTCGATTTTCGCCGCAACGTCAATCACGGCGCACATGCATCGCTTGACAGATTCAGCATCATCTTCGTTTTCCGGGAATGCAAATTTCAGTTTGCCGAACGTGGCATTGTCAAGCTTTTTCTGCGCATCCCACGCCAGCCTGTTAAAGTCGGTTTCGGGCACGGCATTTTCTCCGTATATGGAATTGTAAAATTCATAGTCAGCATAGTATGCCATGCCCGTCTCCTTTACTCAGACTCTGTCTTTCCGCGCTTGCCTTTCAGCTTTGCGTTTTCTGCTTCCAGCTCAGCAACTCGCTTGTTTGCCGCGTCAAGCTCTGTCTTTAATGCGTGATTAGATTTCACGCCCTGTTCCTCAACAGTGCCGTCCTCCGAAATTACGCTGTACCCGTTTGAGAGGTACTTATCTTTTTCCGTAGGGGAAATCAGCAGTTCCTGATTTCCCTTTAAAACACGGATATAATTTCCAATCGCCATATTTTCGCCTCCTACGCCTCAACAACGTACTGTAAGCCGGGGGTGCGCTGATTCAGAATGAATGCATCGCCGTATGACTCTTCGAAATACACCCACTTGCCCTCTGTGGTTGCGCCGGGGCGATCAAGCTTTACAAACTCGTACTGCTCCGGAGTGATCACGCAGGACGGATGCGCAAGAAACATGTGAATCTGCTTTGCGCTTGCGCCCTTCACGGAACCAGTCGTGAAATCATATGCTGTCAGCATGTGCTTGCTGGGAACCTTCTCGATCTGGACAGAATCAAGGTTTGAGATCAGCCGGGCAACTCTGCCATCGTTGTTCTGCACCATGATCTGCCGCGCCAGTCCCTCCGCAGATTTCAGAATCTTCTCCACCGCCGGGGTGACATAGAGAATCCTGCCCACTGCGGGCACATCATCCTCGTCCATGTTGAGCATCTGGGTGTCAAACAGCTCCAGAATATTGTCCACAGTCGGGGTATCGGTAATGGCCTTGCCGCCCGCCTCTGTCCAGTCTGAATACAGTTTCGATACCAGATAATCGTCCATCTCCGGGAATTTCTGGGTCTCGTTGAATGTCTGAGTAATATTCGCAATAGACGCGACCTGATTGGTTTCGTCAATGTCCAATGGATGCACCAGCGTCTTCCACTTTCGGTGGAAAGTAAGGGTTTTATCCTCCCAGTCGTTGGAGAAATTCCGGCTTGTTTTCCCGATGGTGTCCCTGTCAGCGTTTGTCCGTCCGGTGGTGGTCAGAATCGGGATCCGGATTGTCTTTGCGTCCACGATCTTATAGCGGTTATCATTCTCTGCGCTTCTCAGCGCCGCAAAATGCAGCACCTGGGGATATGCGTTCGCCAATTCTCTGCTATATTCCACAGCATAATTTAATGCATCAGGCATCTTTTATCATCCTTTCTTTGTGTCCCTAATGGGGTTAAATCTAAAATTGAACAGCGGTTTGTCTTCGGGGTTCGCGGGCGGCGTGCCGCCAGATTTATCAGTGAATTTCGGTGCGCTTTCTGCGGCTTTCTTTTTTGCTTCATCCTCGGTTTTCTTTTTGTCATCTGCCGCTTTTTTTGCATCCTCGGCGGCCTTCTTTGCTTCCAAGTCAACAAATGCGGTGAAATCCGAAGCTTTAATATCTTTGATAAGGTCATCCAGTCCAAGGAGTTTTCCGTTTTTCAGTTTCAGCTCTGCCGCCTTGACCTGTGACATAACATCACGTTTCGCCGCTTCTGATGTAAACTCATAGGCTGACATCGCATCTTTCAATGCATCCGCATAATCGCGCTCATAAATCTTCGCTTCTGCGGCCTTTTCGGCATCCTCAGCGCGCTTGTTTGCGTCCTCGACAGCCTTGTTCAGCTTGTCCACATCCACGCCGTCAAACGCCTTGACAGCCTCCTGCAAATCATCCACCTGTGACTGCAAGGATTTGTTTGCATCCTCTGCGGTCTCCAGCTTCTTTGCCAGCTTGTCATGCTCTGCCACGGTCTTGTAATTCTTCGCCACACCATCGTTGATAGCTGCTTTCTGTTCGTCCGTGATCTCAACCCCGGCATCTTTCAAAATCTGTTCAATGTTTTTCATGTTGCGTTTATCCTCCTAATCGCCTTTTATATACCGCCCGTCAGCGGTTTGGATTCATCCAGATAAACCTCTGGAAAGGTAATACTACCGGGAGGATTCGAACCCCCGCCGAACGGCTTGCGCCGCACGTTCCAGCCTACGAACTTCGATAGTGCCTATTTGAGAGAGATATTTATGAAAAAGTAGCAAGCAAAATAAAAAGAGCCACAAACTGCTATTAACAGTTCATGGCTCTGCGTCTAAACGTCTGGCTCTAACTTTTCGAATTTTCTATTTCACTTTACGCCCGCATATGTCGTTTTCCCGTCTTTTACATCCATGTATGTGACGTTCTTACATTTAGGGCAATATACGGGGAGATTCTTCGCTTCTGTATCTTCGCGGATCGTCTGCCGGGTCTTATTATTACAAATCGGGCAATATATAAACTTGTCCATTGTCACCTCAAAATATTAAGTTGTGTAAATATATCCATCAGTTTTGGGAACTGAATTGCTATCCAGTCCACCATTGTTTCATCGTGGCCTATACCAGCGTGGCAGAAGTTTGCTTGTAGCCCACTTTCTGCCAACATCGCATGAACGATTTCATGTCGCAACGCTCGTTTCTGATTTGATTCAAAATCGCCAAGCTCATTGACATTATCTTTGCTGATAATAATTTGGTGCAATGTATAATCACAATAGCCATCGCAGTTTTTCAAATAGCTGTCCGCGATGACGTTCTTGAACTTTATTTCGTATATTGTTCCTAATACATTTATCCTGCAATCTTCCATGGTTTTATTATACACTACAGCCGGGAATAATTTGTACATATTTTTTTAATCTTTTAATGGCCAATTATGACCAACAATAAATACGCGGCACAAATTAAAAAATATGAAAAAGAAGCCATAAACACGCTTAGACATATTATGAAAATACCGTTAATGTGTTTATATATGAATAGCCTAATCGCTTTTAAATCACATATATCATGGGCAAAGAGATCTGGCAGTTTCCAGCAGATATATCCGAACAATATAGCCGTAATTCCTAGTATAATTATCACAATATACTCCATTCGTTTCTCCCAATCTTATAACAATTCTGGATTGTCAAATTCATCAAACGATACTGCGTCGCTTAGCCGCCCCCATACTACACCTCTTTCTTTTCTGCAACGCAACAACATTTAAACATCTCTTCATGGTCTATTGCATTTCCAACAATTTCACATGTAGTCCGTGGCATGTCTATCCACAATAAAATATCTGTATTTCCGTCAAAGGTTGTCAGTGGAATAAGGTTCCATCCCCATGTATATTCGCCATGAGGATTTCCAAATACTACTTTCGCATACCATGTGTAATCAGTATTTTTATCGTGCAGTTTTAATATATCGTTTTCAAAAATCTTCTTTCCATTATCGTCTGTTAATCCGGTGTATTCGCACACTGTATCCTTTAATACGGGGCGCGCACTGCATTCTGCGGAAAACCTGCGTGCGTCCTTGACCTCTGATATTGCTGTAAAAATCCAGTATATATCCTCATCCCCTTGGGATATTGTCAGCGAACCTTCTAGCCACTTTTCCGTGTTTTCGTCTTTCCCGCGAAATAATATCTCTCTACTCATTTTCTACCTCTCTTTCCAGTTCCTTGTTAACACAAAAAATTATCCATGATTCTATCGTTCCTTGTCTTGTGCCAGCCCCACATATCATCTGATTTTAATTGTGTTTTCCATTCATCCCATTTTGCGGGAACAAATTCTTTCCATTCTAAACCCGGCAATATGATGGTTAATTCGTCTTTCGCTTTATCATCTACGTTTAGCGGTGGTTTCCATAGATTTATAAGATAAATCTCATAGAGATTCATATCCGCTTCGGTTTTTAGCATTGTATAATCAATCTTTGACACATTGTGTATGTCGATATTCCTGTGCATAGGCTTATTAAACATATGCCCTCGAATACGTGCTTGTAATGGCTGTTTTGTTCTTCCGAGATATGCTATACATTCCTTGTACCATATGCGATACAAAATAAATCCTTTTGGGCTTGCCATATTTAGGCCTCTTTTCTCAAAATAGAATCGCACGGTCTACCGATGACGATAAGCCGTGCGCCGTTCTAATTGGAGGTATACCAAATGACTTCATTTGATGATTCTATTGTAACACCATTCTAAAAATAATTTGTACATATTTACGCTGTCAAATATGTAATGTCCTTAAATCGTTCTATCCTGTCTTTGCAATCCTTGTATATGTCCTTGTAGTCCATTCCCATTGACATATCAATTTCTATGGTCTGTTTGATGATGCTTTCAACCAGAGTGATGTTGTTTATCTCGCTGGCTGTCATGTAATCCCGTTTTCCACCGATAACTGTTTTGGCAAGTTTCGTATATGCTAAATACAGTTTATCAGAATGCTCACTGCCCTGTTCTTTTGCATATTCGGTAAGCATCTTTATTACATCCGTTTCCTTTAGACGGTTCTGTTTGCTAACTTCCCTTGTGTCAGTCCACAGCTTAGATTGTTTTTCAATCAGGAAACGCCGCATAGCATAAAACTGTCGAACCAGTTCTTTTTTAAATGCAACCACGGATTTTGAATTTCTCAACAATGTTATTACAAAGGTAGCTTGTTCTTCGTTAAGGTAATAAATCCGCTCCGGTCTACCTCCGTTTAGGTTTGTGGATTTTAAATCTATAAACCTAATTTCCCCAAAATCACTTATATCTTCGTAATATTTTAAAATTATCTTTTGTAAAGAGTGGTGCTGATTATTTGTTCCATCCGCAACAATTTTACTGTTTGTAAAGACATCGTTTTGTCTCACTTCAACCAGTTCGTACATTGAAATCCCACCTTTCTTTTGCCACTATCCGTTGGATAGGCAGTGTTTATTATTTCTCATATATTGTATCACGGCTTTTTCTCTTATTTGTACATATTTTATTCTACATATTTGCCATCATTTGAATCTGCCTCTGAATAAGTTTCCTTTCATCGCTTGTGTCGCAATCGAGCAGAATTTGAGATACTAAGTCATGTACCTCAGTTATCAGCCGTCCAACACACTCCATCATCTTGTCCCGGTGCCCCTGATCTCCGTTCTCACGGTACTGCTGTTTGGACGCAATATAAGCATCGTGGAGCGCGTCGATGTTGTGATCGTATCTGCCATTGGAATACTTTTTAATCACTGTTTCGGCTGATTCATCCGATTTGTGTTCGCCAAGGTTTTCAATCAGACACGCCAGCTTGTACATGTTGTCCAGATTGTCCCGCGTCAGCTTTTCCTCCGCGCTCTTGATCTCACATTCCAGCTGGTTTTTCAGCACTTCCATTATGTTTCCCATGCCATCACCTCAGTTCTTTCTCTTTTCGCTTGTATTTTTCATGCATTTCCTTCTGGCTTTCCACGATGTATACCATGTCGTAGCCGCACGAAATGAGGTCAAGCATTACCCGGTCAAGCTGTTTTAATTCACAGTCCACATCGTCCACAAGCCCATCTACAAAGAGGGCATCCGCTTCATTTCCAAGCTCCCGGAGTTTTCGGGCATAGTGGCTGTAAACCTCTTTTGTCTCCGTCTCCCAGTCACGGTATGCCGCAAATCCATCTTCTACCGCTTTCTGCTTGGTTGCCTTGCCTACGCTGATTCTGTTTGCCGTGTACCAGCCATCGGGAATTACACTGATATCGCCGCTGAATGTGTCCGGGAGCAATTTCCCATGATGGTTAATGTAGTACATAGATACGTTGCGCCGCTCAATGGATTCGGAATAATACTGGTATTCGTGCATCCGCTTGTAGCCGTGCAGGCTGAGGAAGTCAAAATAATCTGCCATCTGTCCATGCAACATCAGTGCCGCGACCTGCCTTGCGCTGATCTCAGCATAGATCTCTTCCAGCGTGGCGGCATCTTTTTTGCTCTTAAAGTTAATCGCCATCCGTTCTCCTTTCCGCAAGCATCTCTGCCAGACGGTCAAGGGCCTCGTCCTGTTTGTCCAGTCTTTTTCCTATCTCGTCCAGCAGATATTTCGCTTGCTTGTCGTTTGCCGCGCTTACATCGTTCTCCCGGCTCTGTTCCCTGTTCTCTATGAGATTCTCATAGCCTATCAGGAAAGATGCTATGGAAAGAACGTCCATCGCGTCAAGCTGTCCGTTTGTCATAATTTATCCACGGTCACGCCAACATTGTTCACAGCGATTGTTGCCGGGAGTGTCGCGGTGGTGGAGATGACCGCTTGAATCGTTGCCGAACTATCGCAGCACTGTAACCGGGCGATAGCCGGAATGTTAATGGCTACCGTAGATGTTGCCGTTGCCGTCACCGTCTGGGTAGCCCCGGGGATTGCCACGCCATCACGGTATAATGCGATCGTGTAGTTGCCAGCCGTTGCCGGGGTAAATGTGATTGATGCGTTGATATCATAGTATCCCTCGCCGTCAATCAGAATGCCATTCCCGGACAACTGGATATTCCGTCCAAATCTGCGAATAACCGTGCCAAGCGGGATAGCCGCTGTGGGCTGTGCCGCCGTGAGGGTGATTGCGTTTGCTGTGGTGTTTGCTGTGTATATAGCTGATTTTGACATGTTTTTACCTCCTAGTTATCGTTGAGCACTCCGTAAAGTGCCTGCATGTGTTCTCTGTATTTCCTATTTGCCTCTTCTGCCTTTTCGGCCTCTATTTTTTCTTTTTCTTCCTTCTCTATTTTTTGCAAGACATTGAAAAGTACAAGGCATTCCTCGTTGCTTATAGCATTTTTCGCAAGAATTTCCTCAACGTGCTGGTTTAATTTATCTTGGATTCTTTCTTTCATTTTCTGTTTCCTTTCCGAAAATAATTAGAGGGTGCAGTCTCCCACACCCTCTAGCCTAGCCGATGTGGCCGTTATTTAGATGTTCCCGCATCCGCAGGATCCTCCGCAGAACGGATTTGCGCCTGCGCTGTATGCAAATGCGCTGGGGTATCTCACCACGCCAGCGGTAGCCGCCTGAATCTCCAGCTGATTAATGCGGTTCTGCATGTCCGCCATGCGGTTCGTACAGAGCGCATCCAAAATCTTCTGGGTCTGTGCGGTAGTATTCGCGTTAATCTCAGCGGTGTTCTGTGCCGCCAAATAGCGGTTCTCCAGAATTGCCTGCTGGGTTTCGCAGCAGCATTCCCGCGCCTGTGCCGCCGCCGCGTTGGTGGCTGCCACGCCATTTGCAAATCCGGTGCAAAGGTCACGGCTTAACTGCCCGAACTGCTCCAAGGTCTGATAGCCAAGGTTGCTTGCCGCCTGTGACAGCATCAGGTTCTGGCTATTCTGGCTGTCTGCCAGTCTGCCAACGGAATTTTCTAACTGCGCGAAGTTGTTCATCGAACACATCGCCGCCTCAGTAAGCGCGCCATTGTTCCCGCCGAATCCATTTCCATTCATAAAAGCGAAAATGACAAAAATGACCAGCCATAATGCGCCGCCGCCATTGCCAAACCCATCGTCTCTGTTGCCGACTGCTGCCGCAACGTCTGAAAGGCTGAAGTTCTCGTTCATGTGTGTTTCTCCTTAATCTTTATTTATATAAAGCCGTGCACTGCTCATATACTGATTTAGTCCAAGTAGTCCTAGATTAGTCCAAGTTTAGTCATAGATTTAGTCCAAACTTAGTCATTACTTAATCAATCCCCATTGTCGCGCCATCTGCGTGGCCTGTTCCACTTGTGCCTGTGTTACTTTCCCGCTGCTCAGTAGATTGTTCAAAATCTCGTTGGGGTTTGCATTCTGCGGGAACTGTCTGCGGAACTCTTGAAATCTCTGCATAATCGCCATCGGGTTATTGCCCATTCCCGCGCCGCCCATATTTGCTAAAGGGTTCATGATTGCGCCTCCTTAGATGCTTTCGCTTTGCTGTTTGGTGATAATTTCTCTATTTGGGCTTTCAATTCGTCAAATTCTGCCCGGCTGACATACATGGTCGGGTCGATTTGCGGTGCTGCCGTCTGTCCGTCCGTGATTTCCTCAAATCTGTACGCTTTAAAACTCGTAGTTCCCAAAGCATCCGCATTTTTCAAATAGAACTTTTGTTCATTATTATCCATCATCCACGCCGTTTGATTGGGTTGCACGATGTGATCTCTTGCATCCTGCGCACCTGTGACGTATATCCAGTTCACATTCTGAGGGCTTACCGCCGCTGGTGTCGGTGACATGGGCTGCTGCCCGAACTGCGGATACTGCGCCTGCATCTGCTCCATTCTCTGTTGTGCGTTCATGCCATACTGGCTATATGCTGGATAAGGGTACATATCATATCTCCTTTGCTTTTATGCCCTTATTTTAGGCACAAAAAAAGACACTAACCAGTTCAGATTAGTGTCTCAAAAGTCTCTGTTAAGATTCAGAAAAGGCTCAGTTTCGGCTCACTTTCTCAATCTTTTTTCGTATCCTGTTGCTGATCCGCTTTGCCGTGGCGTGGCTCACGTTCATCAGCTCCGCGCACATCTCAAGGGGCGTTCCCTTTGCCCGGTGCCGGAATAGCGCCAATTCATCTGGGGTGAAATTGCATTCGCTCTCCAGATGCTCCAGCTCTTTGCGTGTGAAATCATAAATTTTCATATTCAAGCAGTGCCCTATGTCCTTATGGCGTTTCCTCCTTTGCTTTTTTGTATCGTTTAGCGCCCGCATTGGCTTGGCGCGCCTGCGCCGCTTTCCATCCGCTGACAGCGTTCCTGTCGTACTGCGGCTGTAAATCGTTGTCTTTGCAGAAATCGTTGTATGCCTTATTCTGCTGGGTGAGCTTGTACGCCAGCTTGTCATATTCTGGCTGTAGGATTTCCTTTACATCCGTTTCGGCTATGCTGTCCAGCTCCTGTTGTTTCATCATCAGCCGCCGCCGGGTCTCGCGTATTTTTCGTTCCATGCCGCGCTGTTTCTGCGACAGTTCATATGCCTTGCGGTTTTCTTCGGTGTCTATTTTGAGGTTTCCGTTTTCGTCAAGATAGGGGTTCCTAAGGTCTTTTGACCAGGGCTTGTGTCCGTGGCGGCAATTATACCCATGCAACCCCAGCGGATTGACAACCGTTCCGTTCCCGGTCTGCGGGTCTATGTCATATCCGGTAGATTCTAACAAATTCGGGATTCCCGGTTCGCTCCCGACTATGGAGAAAACACGACCTTGCCAGGTATCATGTCCTGCCAGCGGGGGTTGTCCTTTTTGCCTAACACGCGCCCCCAGATGCGCCGAGGTGAGAATATACGATACGCCAGTATCCATGATATATTGGTTCTGCATCTGTGCCGCCGTCTGATTCATGCTTGTGACCACACAGCACCTCACCGCAGCCTCCAGCGTCCGTCTGGTTCCCGCGGGATAGTACACATATATCCCTTTCCCCGCGTACCTGTCGAGTATGTCACACACCGCCGCCGAATAGCTTTGCACGCCGCTTGAAACGCGAAATTCAGCCTCGTCCAGCATGTTCATAAGGTCAACCTGTGATTGGTTCATGGTCGTGCGCGTGAGGTTGGATAACTCGCTTTGGCTCTTGCGGTACTCAGCATCGATGATTCTCAGTACCTCTTGATTCTCCAGCGGATTTAAGATTTCAACGCCCATCTGCTGATAGATATCGTAATCATCCTCCCACGAGGTCAATACAGCATCTTGAAGGATGGCCTTCAGTTCGACATTGCTCAGCCCGGTCATCTTCATAAGCCGTTTCTGTATTTCCTTTTGGCTCTCTCCCATTGCCCTCAGACGGTAAAGCATCCAGTCAGCCGTCCCGGACATTTCCCCGGCTGTAAGCAATCGCCCGGCTATGTCCTTCATGATAAAGGTCTCAAGGTCTCTGTATAGCTGTAATATCTTTTCGGTTTTTGTTGGGTCTGATAAATATTCCGGTGTAAGCATCAGCCTTTCCCCACTTCCTTTTTTACAAGGTCAATCCAAGATTGCAAATTACTCTCTTTGCATTTATCAAACCAATGGTCTGTGGTTTCCGGGTGCTCTATGTGCTTTAACTTTCTGTCTGTCGGTGTTTTTGTTTTTCCTTTCGGACTAAACCATCCTGTTATGTTGCCGTCAGCGTCTTTTATGGGGATGTTCGGCGAATACACCACTCCCATGTATTGATAGTGAGCATATGGCGTGTTATACTCTATCCAATCACCATCTACCCCGTCCGGGTAACTCTGGCTGTTTCTCAATGCGCCCTGTCTAACAGGTATGAGCGGCTCACAGTCCGCTACAATTTGCATATTCAGTTTTATGTGCGCCCGCCGCAGCGCCTCCTCCGTCCGCGCCGTGTCAAGATGTATCTCAACGTCCCCGACTTTCCTGTCTATCTTCATTCCGTCTCTCCCAGCACTCACACACAAAGTCCGCATCGGTGAAATCTGCCCGCTGGTCACTGCTCGGGTTAGAGCAAACCGCGGTAAAATCATCGTGCCATTTGCATGTTCTGCACCGCGCTTTTTTGTCGCAATTTAAAATCTGTCTTAACATTTCCCGCACAAACGGGGACATGTACGGCTTCTCCACTTGCTATTCCTCCCCGAATAACCCGCCGCCTGTCTCGGCTTTGGTCTCTGCCCTTGCCTCTGCCAGTATCGCGGCTGCCTCTTCCTCTGTATGTCCCATGTATTTCACCAAAAAGTATTTCTTCGAGTAGTACCCGTTCTGCGTCAGCTGGTACGCGAACTGCGCATCCTCTTGTGCATTGGCTGTGATATCTTCCAGCGATGAATATGTTTTTGGCAGCTCAATGTTTAATAGCTGGAAGTCCTCAACATTTTCATCGTTATTCAGAATCGCCGCCGCCTCAATGATGTATACCAGATCGTGGATGAATCCCACGCGCCCATCACCATTTGAGTTCGGTCTGTCCAGCAGGTTGCGGTATGACTTGACTGTGTTCACCGTGCGCTGCTCTGCCGCCTCTACTGCCGTGGCTGTCTGTACATTGATCGCGTTTCCATCAAAACTGAAATAATTGGAATCAAAGCCGCATTTGTAACTGATAATTGACAAAAGGAAATTGATGTTTGCTTTCCGCGCCTCCGCTTGCAGTTGTGGTGTCCACTGCTGAATCGCGCTGTCCGCGTCTATGCCCATCTCAAGCCCTTGCAGATACCGGGGCAGCTTAATGCCCTGGTGTGTGGCGTACTCAATCGCATTTTGCGATACAAACATAACCGGCTTGCTGTCCTCTACCTCAATGCCCATGTTCGACATAGCTTCATCCAGCCAGCGCAGTTCCTCGATGCACTCTCCAAATACAGACACGCCCAGCGGGCTGTCGGTGTCCACGGTGTTACTGTATGGGGTTCTCAGGTATGTAAACAGAGGCTTTTGCAGGTTCTCAATCGGCTTGACCTCCGGCACGATATCCGCCCACTTGGTTTTTTTCAGGTCAATCTGCCGCCCCAGCTCATCCTCGCTGTCAGATACAAAAGCCCGGTTAGATATCTTATACCATCTGACAGGCTCCATCTCCCCGGTCTCTTCGTTCTTCGTCCGGGCATTCTCAAATCTATGCCACTCAGCACGCTTGTAATACTTTTCACCCTCTTTGTAAAAGTCCCAAAAGATGCATCCTGTGACAGTCCCGTCACTCTCATAGTCGGTGATTTCAAATCTGTCCGGTCTCGGGTACTCTATCCCGCTCCCGTTCCATTTAGCCATCACGCCGCCTATGCGTATCACATCTTCGATGGTCTCCTGCGCTTTTGCCAAAAAATCCCGGTCTACAATCTGCTGTATCTCACCCACGCGCACGCTGTCCATTGTCCCGGATGCTATCTGTACATTGATATTCTGCGTCACCAGACTGGCAAGCTCCCGCGCTATGGTGTTGCTAAACTGCACAGTCTTTACATCTTCGTTCACCCACGGGGGTTTTAGCCCATCACTGCCCTCCAGCTGCTTCCAGAGGTCGATAGCATCCATCATATAGCTTGACAGATATGTTCTGGTGTCAAATGCCTGCTCTGTATTATTCCGATTAAACAGCATTCCGATTTTCTCCCTTATCCAGCCTATAACGCCCATCTTTATTTCCTATCTTTGTTGATAATTTCATAAATGACATCATCGTGATATTTCCCATATTTGTCTTTAACGGCATCTTTTAAAATGTGCTTGTTCCCATTGTGCATTTTCAAAAACCTATCATAGCTCCGTTCAACAGGATTTCCACCGACCATTCTCCATTCAATTCGATGCAATTTGTATTCAAACAGTAGTTTGCTCATTTCATCGTATAAGTCTTTGCCTATAATCACGTTCCCTTTCTCAAACGATATAAGCCCGAATTGTGATGCACATGACGAATACCAGTTAACATAATAATCTAAATATCCTATCAAATTTTCATTTGAATCGACTATAGCATATTGAAATATTCCATTTGCCGGCTCCTCTTTGATATCCGGCATCCAGTTATCAAGTCCGCCCGTCTCATACATCATGTCATCGGTATAATAGCGGGTCTTAAACTTTTCTATGATTTCAAATTTCCTTGTAATCGCCGGAACTAACATTCGAACCACCTCTTAATCTTATTTAAAACGCCCATTTCACGCTCCTTTATGATAGCGCAGATGGCGGGACTTGAACCCGCAAGCCGAAAACGACCGACAGAGTAGCAATCTGCTCCAATACCTTTATGGGACATCTGCATGTGCATTTCCGCGTGAGATGTGTGCTCACTATTACGCCAGCCCAGCCAGCCACTCACGCGGCATTCTTTTTTTGTTTGGCGGGGATATCTGCCACCTACCGCCTAGACAGGTGCGACCTGCCATCGTAGGGCGCGGTGGAATCGAACCGCCGACCTAAAGTTTATAAGACTTTTGCGCTACCACTGCGCCAGCACCCATTATGCGCACGTGCGTTTAAATCGCGCGCGTGCGTTTCTCGCGTGTTTCCCGGCACCCACGCAAGGGGTAACCGGGCAAAATGCCGCGCCTGCCTAGGATTCGCCGCCAGACATGGCAACGTGGCGCAGCGTTATTAAAATCGAACACTCTGTTCGATTGCACACTAAACCGCATATAAATATACAGCGCGTGCTCGCCAGCTTATATGTAGCCAGCTAAACCCCACGGCGCTTTTGGCGCGCCTTGACAGCTCTTGCTATGGGGCGGAGGTAAAATGTATGTCAAATATAAGTAGCTCTCATTATGCCTGCGTCATATTCCGCATAAATAGCGGTGACAGGCTGTATCTCAAAGCGTCTATGCAGTGGTTATTCTCGTCCGGGTATCCGCTTATCACTTCGCCGTCTTTGTCTCGCTCATACTCATACTCTGTGATCTCTTTAAATGCGTGTGGCGTGCGCTTTTGATCTATCACGATCGTTCGCCCTTGCAACCATTTCATTCCGTATTCCACGCTCCCGGGCGGCTTATATGCTTTCTTGACATTATATATGCCAAGCTCTTTATAATCTGATATAGATTTCGGCTCCGCACTGTCGCACATCACGCCGTACTGGCAAGCCTTAATATCTTTCGCGTGATGTTCCAGTATCCACTCCGCAGTAGCTTTGTTCTTAGTCTTGTGACAGCAATGTTCGTCTACGATATATATCTTTTCGCTTTTTTTATTGTAATAGCACAGTACAAAAGCGTAATAGTCCGGGAACCACCCCCAGTCCACGCCAGCATACAGTCTATCCATGTCCGCTATTTCTTCATCGGCGATCTCCCGCAGCTCCAAAAACTCAAATACCATGCCGCCGTTGCCGTTTGCCACGCCGCCATATTCGTGCTCATATGCGTTTGGGTTCACTTCTTTGAGATGTTCAGCCTCTTCCAAAAATGGCGCACCCAGCCACCCAGCGGGTACGTCCTTATATGTGCTGTGGTGTATCAGCCTATTCTCTTTTGGCACCAGCACATACTTATTCGCCCAGTTGCTGCTTGTCTTTGGGGGGTTAAAGCTCTCAAACATATACGCGATTTCGCCGCCGCGCAGTGCTGATTGCTCAATTTTTCGGATTTCTTCTTCGCCGGAAAATTGATCCAGCTCCTCAAACCACAAAGCTCCGATATATCCAAACTCTGGCGCGATTGATTTGATCTTGTCCGGGTCATCTGCGCCACGGAAGTATATCTTTTGTCCTGTGGCTTTTAGTGTGATCTCCAGCGGGCTTTTCTTCGCGTCAAATTCTTCGTCAATCTCCTGTTTCCCGATCGCCCACTTAATTTTGCTGTATACGCTGTCCTTGATTGTGTTCCCAACTTTTCGACAGACTACTGCATGTATATCGTGGTTATTTTTCAGCAGCTCCAAAATAATCATTGCCACTGTCGAGGATTTCGTGGATCCGCGCCCGCCTTTAAATACATACTCCAAATGTCCCCGGCTGCGAATATCTCTGATCACCGGGTGGAATGTGTCCGGTATATCGTCCAGGTCTACATGATAAGTTCTTGATTTTCGCGCAAGCTCCGCAGCCTGTCGCTTTTCCTCTTCTTTCTCTTTAATTAAAAGCGCCTTTTCAAGATGTGTTGCGGCTTGCATTCTGTCGGCAGCGGACATGTCAAGCCCGAATGCGTCCTTTTCTTCGCCGCGGACTATGCGCGTTCTAAATTCTTGGATTTCTTGGAGTGTGCAGATGCGGTCGTTGTCTATTTTCGCTTGGCGCTCTGCTATATAGGCTTTTATGCCATTGTTCGCAAGGAATTTGTGCGCGTCTCCTCTTGCATACCTCGGAGAGTATCCCGCGTCTCTCGCCGCCTTTTCAGCGTTCCCGCCGTTCTTTATGTAGTTGTCCGCAAAGACTTTTTGTCTTTCATTCAAATCGCTCTTCATTTGACTTTTCCCATTGGCCCGCAAACCACTTCACCAACTCCGGCACGCTACACGTCTTTAACAGCTCCACATCTTTCGCCGCAATTCGCCCGTCCGGCTTTTCCACAATCCTTTTTTCTGTCACCCGGTAGCTGGTGATAAACCGCTGCTGTTCAGCGCTGTAAAATTGATTTGTGTTGATTTTATATAAAATTCCTTTTTGCGACAGCGCCCTTTGCAGCCGCTTCACTTGCCCCATGCGATTCATGCTCCCACCTCGCTATAGTCCTATAGGTATATTTTATCATGGATTGATTTTTTATTTGTACATATTTTTGTGGAACAAAAAAAGAGCTAGGTTTTTATCCCTGCTCCTTCTTTTTTTGTTTGTTCCTCGCGACCCTTTCCCGCACCTCTTCGCCGTGCGCCAAATAATATTCACGATTTTTTTGGTGCGAATATCCTGGATGCTCTTTGTACCATTGTTTTTTATATTTGCTTAGCTCTTTTGCGTAATCTTCCCACTCCCCATCTAGCTTTTTGCGGATTGTAAACAGAATGTCATATACTCGCCTGTGCTTTATTCCAAATCTATCGCCCACAGTTTCTGTGCTCTCGCCGTCAATAATTGCCAGCAGAATCCCGCGCTCTCTTTCGGACAGTCCAGACATGTCCGCTCCAATATATTTTTTGTAGCGATCTGACAGATTCCCCCAATTTATCACATCGGGATTTTTTTCAATCATTTTTGCGACCCGCCACACATTTTGGCGCGAGCATCCAAGCGTCCTTGCAATTTCCGCTTGTGTCATTCCAGCCCTCAGCATCTCGGCGATCTTTTCAGATAGTCCTTTTTGCATCATTCCACCCCAAAAGGGAGGGCGAATACCCTCCCGCTTTTTATTTACCAATCCTCGCCGACGATTTCCAGCTCCTCTAAGTCATACTTGCCATTCTCCGGCATATTTTCAAAATCTTCCCGGGTGATTGCCAGCTCCACGCCTGCCATCTCACAAATCTCTTCATCTGTCATTCCATGGTTGGTTAATACGCTACCCAAGATTTCTCCGTCATATTTTACTGTCCATTTCATTTTTTCTTCCTCCTTTTTCTTTTGTATTCCTGTTCTCTTTTGATAATATAAGTATAGCATACAAATATCACTTTGTAAAGTACTATTTTCTATTTTTTAAAAATTTTTTCGCGCCGCAACTTATCCTCTTCCGTCATCTCAAAGGTCACCACATCTTTCAAATCCATATCCAGCACGATACACAGATTATTAAGGCTCTGTAAAGAGATGCTAGTGTCTTCCGCCTTTATCTTTTTTAAAGTGTCTTGGCTCAGAATCTTGCTTTGCTTGGCTTTGTATGTATTAAATCCAGCGCGCTCCAGTGCATCGGCTACATTGATTTTGTATTTAATCATTTCCGTGCGCCCCCTTCCATATATTTATATTATCGCGCCCGCCGCTTAATGTCAATAAAAATATTTCTTAAAAAAGTGATTTTTGTATTGATAATCACTTTTAAAAGTGATATTATAATATCAACAAAAGAAAACAACACGCACGAGAAAGAGAGGGAATACAAATGACAAATACAATTAAGTTGCAAGGAATTTATGGCGAGCAATCCGCAAAAGCGGTTAAAGATTTAAAGATTGGCGATGTTATTGTTTGGAATTACGGTTATAAGTCATCAGTGACCGACTTAATCCCAAGCAAGACAGGAAAGACAGTTACAGCAATGTTAAAAAGTTTCGAAGATGGGAAAATAAGATCTCGCAAAATGGGTACAAATAGACTGGTGGCAGTAGAGCAGTAATTCAGCACCAACGGCGTACCGGGGTTCAACTCCCCGAGGTGCTTTTCCAAAAAATAATAAGGAGGCAACCAAAATGAAGAAATGGACATTGGAAGATTTGTATGATCTTTGGAGAGATAGAGGCTATTCAAAAAAGCAGGCGCAGGCGGCAGCCGAAAGGGACTTTGCAGAAATGCATAGAGTCAGATCAAGCGAAGAAAATCATGAAATCATGCAGGAAATGCTTTACAATTAACCACCCGCCGCAGAGGATGCCAGCCCGGAGCAATACCGGGCGGCGGGATTGCAATAACGGCTGGCGTTCGCCGCTCCGGCGGCTGACACCTGACAAGTAAATTATATTTTTATAGAGCGTCAAGCCGTGAAAATGCCATTTATGGCAGATTGCACTGGTGCAATGTATGGAGCCAGACAAAAAGACCATCTTCTTAGCGTCTCAGAGGTACAGCAGGTGCAACAGGCTCGAGAGCGGAAAAGCCTTTATAATCGTACCGCCGCCGGGAGCTGGTGCATCTCCCTAAACAACAGATTGCACCCCGCCCGCCGCCCGGATCGCGGTTAGCATCCAACAAAAAGCACAAAACAGGAGGTCGATCTTATGTTTATCGCAAATAGCTACGATGATTTTGTTGACAAAATCGTTGACGCGGAAAAAACCGTATTAAATTCGCCCGCCGGGCAAGCTCTCACGCAGAGCCTTCTCAAAATCCTTTTAACCCAAAATCCCGACTTGACCCCGGATGAATGGCAAAAAGCAAAATCAGAATTTTTGACATTTCTTTTTGCAATGTTTATTAAAGAGTATCCTGAAGCAATGCGCGAACTTTCACAACATGTATGGGACGAATTGCAAAACCGCGGAAATCACAGTTAGCATCCAATAAAAACACAAATTAGGAGGTAAATACCATGTGTCAGATTATCCAATTCCCCGCAACCCACAGCAACGCCTATTTAAATCTCGTAGATTTTTTTGAAATCACCGAAAACGCCAACGCTTGCAGCTTTTATCTTGAGGTTGTAGAGCGTGCAGACCTCACCGACTCAGAGCGGTATGGCTTGCGCCGCATCGGTCGGCAAAAGCTCCGCAAACTGTCAGAGCAAGCCGCGCCGAAGGTAGCGCAGCCGGAACCCGCCTCACCTGGCGCGCACATCTATCATCCGGATATGCACGAATCCCGCCCGAATTGCCAGATCAGCGCATCGCTCAGCCACTACGGCGATCATTGGTATTTAGATACTGATTTAGAGCTTAAAGGGCGTGGAATCCGCTTTATAGAGCGCACCCGCCGCGGAAATCAGTACATCGTCACAGAGCGGGCATTTGAGCAGCTCAAAAAGCAATATAGTATTGCTATAGAGTGCCTACTTGATTAGTGGGCGCTCTTTGCATGGAGGTATACAGATATGGCTATTCTCATTTTCGTGGCGGCTCTTGCTGCCTTAATCCTATCAAGGGCTATTCCCGACGCGTTCACGCGCCCATACACGGCGTTTATGTGCTGCTTGCGCCTGTTTATGTCCTCTTGCGCTTTCTTTGCGTCTGCTGCCCGTCTGTGCCCTCATTCTGTCCAGCGCTCACGCCTTGCGCGTCCCGCCCGGATCTTTGCCTACAGCCTACCGTCTTACCCACTTATCGCCCACACGCTTAAAGCCCTGTCCCGCAAGTGTGTTCTCAATCGCCTTGGTTGCGCCCGTGACTACTTTCACGTTCTCCCACTTTATGCCAAAAACCACGCCATTTTCCGCGCCGCTCTTGACGGCATACACCGCCACCCCGCCTGTCACCTTGCGGGGCTTTGCGTTTTTGAATTTGATCTCGCCCGTGGGGCTTTCTGTGGCTTGCAGAATCTCGTTTTCTTTCGCCGCCAGCGTCCGCGAACTTCCAGCGGCTCCACGGTCAACTGTGATCTGCCGCGCCGCCGCGCGTTTGTCCAGCGCACTTTTCCCGCCGCCGTTTTCGCTGTCGCGCCGTTGAGCTATCCCGCTTGCCGCACCTCTACCGCCCATTTCTCACCTCATCGAACTTTCTCGAAAAATCGTCAATTCTGAAAACGTTTCCCTCGCAGCCTTCCGGAACTTTTCCGTAGAACAGAATCAGCTCCGGCTCCAGCCGCCGCAACATTTCCTTGTAACCTACTGAAAACCGATCCTGATCAGCTTTTCGCATCTGCGTTCCCGTTGCCGAAACTGCCACTATTCCGCCTTTTGGAATGCCATCAAAACAGAAATCATAGCTTTCTTCCGTGCTCCATCCCACTGTCGGTATCACATTCACGCCGTGTTCCTGCCAGTACGCCGCCAGCCACTGCTTGCGGAAATGATTGTATATTTGCAAGGCAATCGGGAAATCAGAGTATAGGCTGAAATCCGGGGATAACACGACCTTGAATTGCGCCAATAGTTTTGTGTAAGTATCGCATCTGTTCCATACCCGCTCAAACGCGTAATCGTCAAGGAAGAAATGTACCCCCCTACTGCCGGGATTTTTGCACCCTTTGGCAAAATTAAAGCCTATAAACTCACATGGTTCAAATTTGTTCTGTGTAGGTTTGAGGGCTGGTATGCCATATGCTCCCGCGCCCTCAAACACTCTCTTTTCTTGGTTCATCATTCCCCGGTTTGCTTTGTATGTCATGCGTCTCCCTCCGGTTTCTCGCACCGCTCAAACTCTATCGCCCACACCCAGGGATTTGCCTCCCAGCCGTATCGGGCAAGGTCGGATTTCTTGATGAAGAGGTTCCACAGCGTTTTTCCCCAATATTCTCCGGCTGACATATTGCAATATTTCACTTTGCTTGTACATTCCCCGTCTAAGTCACAGTAAGTATCATAACCTGTTTGATGAAAGCATGGCGGGGTGAGATTCAATCCGTCTCTTTCCGTATCATATTCTGTAATATCCTGCAACCTCTCCACCCTAACATCCGTTACTTTGAGCCATATCCGGGCGGCTTTCTTCGGCATGTGGATTGATGGTCTCCATTTCCATCCTTCCATTCCTTCTTCAGATGCTTTGTATGTATACCCATAATCTTCTTCGCCAATTTTTAAATGTTGCCATGTCTCGCGCACATAGAGAATATCTCCCGGTCAGTATGGTGGCTGAGGTTCTATGTATGCCAAGAGCTTTTGCCAGCTGCTGCCGTCCGGGTTTTTTCCATGTGTTTCGCCTTCAACATCTTTTTGGATTTCTATAAGCCTCGTGCCGTATTTATCCGTTTTCATTTTCATTTCTGTGTTGGAATATTTATATTTGACAGCCCGCCGCGTCACGGTCTTTCGCCCGTCCAGTATCGCCCTCACCATCTCGGTGTTAAATAATATCGGCTTTACGCTCATTTCACCAGTTTCCCTCCCAATCCTCGCACTCATCATCCCACGCCGTTTCGCATCCATATGAGTCCTCAAATTTATTGTCGCATATCCACTCGCCGGATATGTATTTGTAATGTTCGCACGCCTCACACCTCATTACTTATGTAAATCCATTCATCAACATCGTTTGTTAGGTATCCCGCCATAAAAGATGATATTCCTGCCGATGTCCAACATACTTTTAATTTTTTCATTATGCACCGCCAATCGTTACCAAATCCGCAAGCGGAATTATGTGGTAAAATCCCGGCACTTGCTTTGTTTCTTCCAGCCATTTCATGAAAACCTTGTCAATCTTCTCTTGCAGTTTATCAACATCCGCATAGCCCTTTCCTCGTTCAAAATACGGCCAGTCTTCCGCAACCTCGCCGCACACCTCATATGCATCTTCTGCCACCCTGTCAAGCGCGCTGCCAGCATCCAGATGTGGCGTGTAATCCTCGCATATGCCAACGGCGATAGTGTCTCCCGGCTTTTTCTCATAATTTTCTATCGCATCTTTGATGCAATCCTCTATAGCGTCAAATCTGTCATGCATCCATGTTTCATCGTCAGCATTCTCCGTCCATGTATATTTCCCTTTCACTCCCGCACCTCCCCTTCGTACATGAGTTCTTTCCCGCGCCCCAGCGCATAGCCAAGCTCCATATTTGCGCCAAGCGAATTTTCCCAGCCGTTTAACATGCAAATTGTGTCGCATACGTCCAGCAACGCCAAATCAATCTGCAAAAGCTCTTCCCGGGTAAGCCCTTCCGGCAGAATCTCATCTAACAGGTATGGGTCTATTACATCCATACCCTTATATTCCAGTTCTACCCGAACGTTTTCAAAACGCCCTTTGCATTTCTCTTTCGGGATTCCAGCCATTGCCCCAGATAAATATACTCTCAACAGCCAGCCCTCCTATTCCAATCGTTTATAGCATCCGCTCTCCCATCTGCAACCGTAACAATTTCTCCATCTTCTGATAGCTCAACTATTAATCCATACATTTTCGGAAATTCCAATTTGCAATTTTTACATCTAATTGAAAAACTCCATCCCATTCCTATCAAATGGTTAGATGTAGTATTTACATGGAATTCGCCCTCGCCGCCGCAAAATGGGCATTTCTTTAATTCGCTCATTATTCCTTCAACTCCTTTACTGTTCCGTTTTCGATAACATACCATGTATTTTCTTTTATCCACTCACCGTCTACCTGTACCATTTTTGCGCCTTTCAGCGTCCATGAATCCGGTTTCCAATATTCTGACTCATCCCCTTCCCAGTCCGCAAACACGAGATGTGATCCTTTTACGCCCTTGGCTTTTGATTTGTAGCCCCACGCCACCGCCACGGCGGACGGGTTTTCTGCACTGGCAGCGCCCTTATATCCCGTCGAGCTGGCAGCGCCGCAATCTCCCGTCGAGCTGGCAGCGCCGCAATCTCCCGTCGAGCTGGCAGCGCCCTTATATCCCGTCGAGCTGGCAGCGCCCTTATATCCCGTCGAGCTGGCAGCGCCCTTATATCCCGTCGAGCTGGCAGCGCCCTTATATCCCGTCGAGCTGGCAGCGCCGCAATCTCCAGCCTCATCGCTCTCTTTGATTGCCCTTTTCGTTGTGTACTCGATCGCGGCTTTTACAAGCCCAGCAATGCTGATAGACGCGCCTATCTTTATTTTTGTAGATGCAACTTTTGTATCGTCAGCAGGTTTTGATATCTCCCCGCTTTGCTCCACCACATGATACGTGCTATCATTTGGCGCATAATAATTAAATACATCCAGCGGATATTCACACGCATGAAATCCGCTTTTGCAAACCTCTGCCGTCTCAGTTTCGTATTCCTCGCCCTCTTCATACTGAAATTCACGACATGTCATGTCTTTATTAAATCCCTTGTAGCTTTTAATTGATTCCATCTGTTTCTCCTCCCAGTTCCAGCTCTACGCCGTCTATACTCCCGTTCAGCTTGTCGATGCAGTGTGTGATATACCGTATCGCATCATCCTGTGGCAAATTATGACTTCGAACGTATTCCATCACCCGCATGGCACTCACCTTTCGGTATTCTGCCTGAATTTTTTCTTTGTTGTCGTATTCCAAATTCAACTGTTCTGTAATGTTCTCCATTTCGTTCTCTAGCCGCTTGATTTCCGCATCGCAAGCGCTGATTCCAGAAAGCAACCTGTTTATGTGTGTTTTTGAATACATGTGTTCCCCTCCTTTTCTCGATTCGTAGCGTCTCTGAACTTCTCCTTCTCAATTCCTTTCAATTCCATTGCTTCGCGTTTCGAAACGTGTCGTTGCCTTGCCTTTCCAACCCCAATCATTTCTGCTCTCTGCGGCTCCACCGCATTTCCCATCCCTACTACGCCTTTACATTGCAGATCGAATCTATGCTGTGCAATTCCTTTGCAATACTCTTCCAGTCAACGCTAAGCCATAGCGTTGCGTTTCTGTGCTACTCACTTGCTCTTTCGCCGCTCATCTTGTCCGCTCACAACTGTTCCATCTCCGTTCTTTTCTGCTCTCTTCCTTTTCATGTCTGAACAAATCTAACCTTCTCGTTTCTACACCTGTTCAAGTCCGGTCTTTTCAGATCATAACCTCGCCGTGTCAGTCCTTAGCCGCTCGAGTCACTTCTTTGCCTTTCCATATCAATTCCCGTCGTCGCATCTCCTGTTCTGAGCGTGCCAGTACATGTCTTATCTATTCCAATTCAATTCTAGGCTCTTCCAAGCCATTCCAAATCCGCTCTCTTCATGTCGATACAGCTCTTCGCCCTTGCTATCGCCTGTGGTTGCCGCCGATCACGTTTCCTTCATCATCCAGCATCTCCCACTCGATACGCCCTTTCCCGGAATTGTGCCACTGTCCAATCCCGTTCAGCGCACCGTAATCCAGCCAGTCGCACACACGCTTCAAGAGGTCTTTCTCCAGCGCGTCACTTCCCATGACCTTTACAGTAAATTCAATCGTTGTGCCTGCCGGGCAACTCTCGCTGTTCGCTAATGCCACCCGCGGGCCCTGTGCAGTTTCTGCCCGGAGCGGACGCTGGCAGTCTCCCACCTCTGCGCCCTCAGGCAACTGCAACTCAATCATGCGCGGTGTCACGAAAACAAGATTGTCAATCTTTGTCTTGTATGCCGGAAACTTCTCAACGTAGTTAAATGCCTTTGCACAGTTCTTAAAGAACCCCTTAATCTGGTAGTCAAAAAGAATCGGCTTTCCTTCCGGGTTTCTGTGGAATATCGTCTTTCCTTTCATCACGACCTCTTCAACGCCCAAAGCCGCAACTTCCTCTTCCCGGCTGATTGCGTCCGGGGCTTTGCTGGCGATAAATTCCTCGTGAATGTCCTTGTCGCTGTTTGCCGTACCTAAAATTTCCTCTGTAAAAATACATCTTACTCTCATCTCTCTCATTGTTTTTTCCTCCATTTTTTTGTTTTTTGTGTTTCGGCTCGTTGCGGTTCGGCACTATTCCTGTGCTAATCAATGCCCATCCCCTCAACTCCACTTCGGAGCTGATCATAGCCTCGCTTGGCTCTTCCGTATCGTTTCTGCGCCTGTCCCATCTTCGCCGTTTCATTGCCACGCCGTGCGCTTCTACTCCGTTTCTTCTCTTTGCTGTGTTATGGGCTTTAAATTGCATCCGGGAACAGGTCAAACAATGTTGGCGTGTCCCTTTCTGCGTCAGCCACTTGGCAATACCCAACGCCGTCACGGAAATAATCCAGATTCAGTTCGCAGCCTTTCCCGAACCGCCCCATTTTTACGGCTGTCATCGGGACGGTCATCAGCCCGCCAAACGGGTCGTAGACAGTATCTCCGACGTTGCTGTATCGGTTGATAATCCGCTCAACTATCTCAATTTGTAAAGGGCAAACGTGCATCTGCATTCTGCGCCGCGATTGCTCCGTATTTAGCGTTTTCATGCGGTTTATATCATCCCAAACCTCCAGATTGTTCCAGCTCCCCGGCGCTACCACCATAAATGTGGCGGGTAGCCGCCCATTCTTGTCCAGCTCTTTTGCCAGATTCACGTGTTCTTCATAGCTGTACACATTTTCCCTTGAATATTCCCTATATACTCTTTGCAAATTGTCCACAGACACGTTTTCCAGCTCTTCCTTGCTCACAAGCCTGTCGCCGGAACTTCTCCAATATGCATGTGCATCAATCTGCCACTGCGCACGGGTATATTCCTCTTTTGTCTTTATGACAGGTTCATCTGCGTAAGCTGTTGAGTGGTCTGTCGGCAACTTGCGGAAAAGAAGG